AGGGGTCTTAGTCAGAAACAAAAGGTGCTAGTTCAGCACACCTTCCACATCCAGTAACGTATAATGAAATCAATGGCTCTCTCGGAAAGAACGGCGGAATTTCAACGATTTGATACGATTGGTATACCATTGGAATACCATTCGCCACGGATTGTTTGTTGGAGAATGTTGGAGAATGGAGGATGCTGAATGCCTAGGATAAGGAAAACCGGAGCGGTCTACCCCATCCGCCACGAGCAGCGGAAGACACTCAAGGACGGCACGGTAAAGACATACGTGAACTGGCAGGCCAAGGTGGACGGCCGATGGGTGTCCGCCAAGACCTACAAGGAATGCGACAGGAAAATAGCCGAAGCCCTCAAGGAGAAAACCGAATGGGGCATGGGCGTGGACCGCGCCACCCGTCTCGGGGAATACGCGGCGCAATGGTTCGAGCTGAAACGACGCGACCTCAAACCCGCGTCCACCGGCAACTACGCGAGCCTCATAAGCGTCCACCTGAGCAGGTACGCGAACGAGAAGCTGGGCGAAGTGACCGCCTCGGCGGTGCAGCGCATGATAGCCAACATGCGCAACCTCGACGGCACCCCATGCTCATACGACCGGCAGTTGGGTTTCTACAACATCCTGAACCAGATATTCAAGGCGGCGGTGGCCGACCGGCTGATACCAACCAGTCCCGTCACCAGCGCGGCAAGGCCGAAACGCAGGGACACGGGATTGGCCGGGGACCGGCGCACCATCAACGGGCCCGTGGTCGTTTCGACGGACAAGCGCAGCGGCTCGCAGGACCGCAAGGCGTTCACCGTGAAGCAGATGCAGGACATGCTCGAAGCGTCCTCCGACGACCTGTTCATGGGCGCACGCCAATGGTGGAGGCTGCTCACCGGCATGAGGCAGGGTGAGATACTTGGAGCCACATTGGACGATCTCGACCTGTGGCGGGACAAGACGTTGGAAACCCCGGACAGCGGCGAGATATGGATAGGCACCTACACGGTGAACTGGAAACTGGAAAGCCTCGACAAGGAGCATGGGTGCGGGGAGCCCGGCAGGGACGGAAGATACCCGTGCGGTTTCAAACGGCCTTCGAGCTGCCCCCGATACCGGTGGAAGGTGCCGGACGGATACGACATGATACACCTGTGCAAAGGGTACGCGTTGACGCCGCCGAAGTCCGCGAGAGGCAAGGTCGTGCCGATAATCCCCCAGTTGGGCACCGTCATGCACCGGTATCTGGAAGCCACGGAGAATATCATCCCGAACCCGTACAACCTGATATTCAGGACGCGCGAAGGACTCCCGATATCCGCGTTTGATGACAGGGCCGGTTTCCGCGACCTCATGCGCAGGGCGGGCATCCCCGACTACGAGAACCGGTACGGGCATGAATGCCGCAATTCCGTCGTATCGCTCCTGTTCCACATGAAGGTTGACGCCGGCATCATCCAACGCATCGTCGGCCATTCGTCCGTGGAAATGAGCGAGCATTACCGCACCGTGCCGATAGAGGATTTGATGCGAGGCATGGAGACGATAGGCGACGGGCTCGATTTGAAGCAGATCGAATGGAAGGCGTGAACTGGCGCGCCGAAACTTGCCGATCGTACAATAGAAGCGTAAGTTATTCCGTTTGTATATCAGACGGGCAGAATGTTACGGAGGCGCACCATGACAAGCGTATTCGACGTGGCCGCTTACGTACTAGACAAGCTCGGCGTCATGACCACCATGAAGCTGGAAAAGCTCTGCTACTATTCACAGGCATGGTCCCTCGTATGGGATGAACGGCGTCTGTTCCCCGAGCGATTCGAGGCATGGGCCAACGGCCCGGTGTGCCCCGACCTATACCATGCGCACAAGGGCATGTTCAAGATCACGCGCGGCGATATTCACGGCGACCCGTCGAACATAGACGAAGACGGCACCAGCACCATAGACGCGGTGTTGAATGCCTACGGGAAAATGGGAGCCTACCAGCTCAGCGAGCTTACCCACAGCGAACGCCCGTGGAGGGATGCGCGAGGCGATCTCCCGCAGGGAGCCATCTGCAACACCGAGATAACTGAAGCGGCCATGGCCGAATACTATGGGAGCCTTACCGACTAGTGGGCCACCGCAGCAAAACCAAGAGCATCAAGGCCAAAGCCCCGAGCTCTTCAAAACGTGTGCCCGCGCATCACGTGGCGAAAAGCTATCATGTCCCCGAATCCGCCACGGAGATTCCCAAGGATTCCGTGAACCGTCGCATCGTATTCCGTTTCGACTGCGTTGACCTTGAGGCCGACTGCCCATGGTCGCTCGCGCACATGAGCGACGAGGAGCATCGACTGCTGCTGTTGAAGATGCGTGACTTCGAAAAGGCCACGGTGGGCGAGATCATTAGCCCCTCATATCAGGCGTTCACCTGCTACCCTGATTTCACCCAATGCCCCAACCAGACGCCACAGGACCGGCTGGCGAAATACTATGAACGCGAAGGCGATGCGTTGGCCCGGTTCCGATTGGGCGGCACCGAACGCCTGTACGGTTTCCTTGTAGGCAACGAGTTCCACATTCTCTGGTGGGACCCGAACCATGAGGTATGGCCCTCCACTAGGAAACACACCTGACCACCATATTCCCGGCATCAAGAAAATGGTCCCGTCCTCCAATACAGGAGAACGGGACCATTAATGCCATTATGCTGTGGAATCAGGCACTGGCATGTCCAGCTAAAGGATATTCCCAGCCATGTCCGCTCTCATTGCCATAGACCAAGTATCCATCCGTTGACGGAAGATCAAACAGCACCTTGCCTTGAGCCTTCACCCCTTGGCCTATTATCTGGGGAAGCTGCTGATTTTCGGGTAGGCATGTGTAGGTTGTTATCTTTGAACTGGTTCCATCGAGATTGCCGTTCCACTGGGTGCCATCATTTTGAATATACGTCCAATAGCCGGGAGCGCCCAGTCCCAAAGGCCCATAGGAATCCGAATCAAAATCGGAAGTTGTTTCAACGGTGATGTCCAGAACGACGAAATGACCGTTTGCAGGGCTTGTTTCAGCTCCTTCGTAAGTCGGGACGCATGGTGCGTCAAGGGTTATGTTGGTTACGGTCCATGAAGCGAGTAGGGTTTTGTCTGTCTGACTCTTATAGATGCTGGCAGTGTCGCCTATTCGTTTGATGAGGTTGCCTCGGCTGCTTGTCTTGGGTTTCTCTGTTTGCTGAGGTTTTGCCTTTTCCGGTTTCTTGTAGTCCTTGGACGAGGCGGCTTCATCAGTATTATTGCGGATTGCTGTGTTCACGGCAACGGCAACTCCTGCCGACAGTGCCACCACGACAATCGCCGCAACCAGAAGCTGCCACCATTTCAGGGTGACGGTACCCTTGCTTTCAGTCTTGTGCGATGGGGTCGGTACGGGTTGTTGCTGTGGCTCGCTCATTATTATTCTCTTCTCTTCATTGGTTGGTGAACTCATTGTATCCAGAACCGTGTTGTCTGATTGCGAAAAACACGGATAAGGTACATAATCATGCGGCCCGTGCGGCAAGATTGTCATGCAGCCATCGCCGGTAGTCCAACAGGACGCCCACGGTGATGCCCAGTTCCTGCGCCATCGCGTAGGGTTCTCCCCCGTAGAGGTCTTCCGCCTTCATGTATTCGATGGGGTTTATCAGGGCGAACGCCGTCTCCTTGCGGGTCAGGCATTCCTCCTTGGCCGGGTTCATGATGCGCAGTCCGTCATCGAAGTGCTTCGCGTGGATAAGTTCGTGCTGCAAGGTGCAGGTTCTCTGTTCGACGCTCATGGTGGGGTCGATGTACGCGGTGCGGGTATCGGGATTGTATTCCCCGCACTGCGTATCATCAAACTTCTTGTCCTCTATGAGGACTCCCATGCGTCGGGCCTCAATGGTGAGGTCAGTCCAGGTCTTCACTGCGACCGGACTCCGCACGCTTGTTATCATCCCGATAAGCGGCCTTCTCCACTTCTATCTTTCTGCCTATGACCTTTTCAAGCTGGGACGCCACCGAGGCTGTCTTGGATACCGGCTGGCGCAGTGTTTCCTTGGTGAGGCGAGCCAGTTCGATCATCAGCGAGCGGCCGGTGGTGCCCGACAATGCGGCAAGAGCATCTACGTCGTTGGTGTCGATGGCCCTTTTGCCGTTGACCCTTTCGCTGACATACGCTTCGGTGAAACCGAGGTATTCAGCAATCTGACGCTGCCTTACCTTGTGCGCCTTCATGTACTTTTTATACTCCGTCGCAAATGCCAAGGCGAACGCAGACATTTCGCGGAAATCATTTGGATTAGCCATACTTAAATCTTAGCATATGCGATACGGCGTGTCTAGTCTTGACAGAAACTTGGCATATGCTAAGTTAATAGACATGAGCAGCACACAGAAACTAACAGCAGCCGGTATTCGATACCGTCTCTTCATCGCACAGAAAAGCCTTCGATGGCTTGCGGCGAAGCTCGGATGGGATGTAAGCAAACTATCCCGCCGACTCGCCGGCCAGCCGGCCTTCAAAGTCGATGAACTGGACATGATCTGCGAAGCGCTCGGAGTCAGTTTCGAGGAACTGCTCACCATCCCAGTGGACATGCATGAGAAGTTCTTCGGCGCTGAGACGCCTGACTTGGAGGTGACGGCATGACTCAGAAGGAGAGTCGCTCACACCTCTACATGATCTGGTCAAGCATGAAGCGCCGTTGCGAGAACCCGAACATGCCGAACTACAAGTATTACGGTGCGAAAGGCATCAAGGTTTGCGGAGAATGGCATTCATTCCCGAAATTCAAGGAATGGGCTAAAGCCAACGGTTATGTTGACGGACTCTCGTTAGATCGCATCGACAGCAGCAGGGACTACGAGCCCGATAACTGTCAGTGGATGACGCTCAGTGATAACGTCACCAAATCATTGGAACGAATAGTCACCGTCGATGGGGTGGAGGGGAATGTTCGAGCATGGGCCAAGTTGCTTGATTGCAGCCCCGGCAACATCTCCTATCACATTTACGGCAAAGGCGTTCCAGTCGAGGAGTTCATTAGACGCCGAGCAAGATACGGGAAAAACCAGAGAGTTGTTCGGAACCCATCCGAGAGGACCGTGAAAGCCATGAGGCGTTTGAACCGCAAACTGGTCGAGCTGACCGAATCGGTCGGAGCCTTGCAAGGCGAACTTGACTTCTCTGAAGAGCAGCGTCTTTCTAAGTCTCCTGTATTGGAGGTAACAGCATGAAGATGCAGCTTGACCTCAACGGCCCTTCCCCTCCCCCGATCATTCACGGGCTGAAAACGCTGATTGAAGATGGAGACGTCGAAACATTGGAAATCACCGGGGACGGCCTATCCAATGCAACCGCGATTGGGAAACTCCTGAACATCGACCCGTCGATACTGGCTTCCAGCCAAGACGTGCCGCTGGTTATCGACCTGGACCACGGGAACGCGGCGTATGCCACCTTCGGCTGTGTACGGTTCCTTGATAACCAGCGACTGCTGGACTGGCTGGACATGATTCAAACCGGGGCGTTCAGGAACGTACCGGATATTGAACCGTCCACGGAAGTCCTGCCCCGTCTACGCCCGACAGAATCAAACCAGTGAACGAGTTCCGCAGGTTCGTCGCCCTGAACTTGACCAGAATGGCCTCACCGTCCGGAATCGTCTGATGTGGTCCACCTTCCACCACGAGGAACGGCTTAGACACCCCATCGAACGATTTGACGGCTTCCACGGTGAGCTGCTTTCCGCTCACGTTGACCAACCGCCATTCGCGACGACCGACCAGCACGGGCCTACTCCAATACTCCATATTCACCTCCTCTCCGAAAGAGAACACCATGAACACATCAAATCGTAGCCCAGCAGCCAACGAGGCGAAGAATGAAGCCCCTGAGATTTACAGCGGAAAGGTAGGAGTGGAGATCGTACCGGACATGCGCAAGCTCAGGAGCTTCGCCAAGGACTTCATCGCCCTCGTGGACAGTTACTGGCCGGAGGAAACCGGTAATCCCTTGGCCACGCAATCCGGGCAGACCGGCAACTGTGATTCGCCTACACCGGACATGTCCTCGACTTCGGCGCCACAGTAGTAGCAGCGATTGCCGTTCTGCTTCTTCACAGCACGAATAGCCATCCGCTTCAACTGTTCGTCCAAGTTCTTATTGAACTTGACAGTGACCTTAGCCATATTCACCTCCTCTCAATGAATCGAAGAATCATGTACAAGACTAAGTCCAAGACCAATGAGCATGGGGAACATGTCTATGACTCCCCTGCTATCGGCCTGGTGATGTACGACCCGTTGGAGGCGGATGTCACGAAGACCTTTGAGGCCCACATTTTCAAAGGCGAAGCGCATCCGGGATACGTAAAGGTGACGGCACCGCTTTCCGTATGCGAAAAACTGACCCCGGAACAGGCCCGCGAGATAGCGAAAGCACTTAATGATCTGGCGGATAAGGCCGAATCCTTTCCAAAGGAACTCGACTCGATAGGCAGGTGACGATATGAGTGACGGCAACTATTCGTATGCCTCGGATTCGTCGGAGCGTGTTGCCGACGAGCTGAACATTCTCAACACGTTGATGGCTCAGATCGTGGAAACCGGGCTTCCCCAAATCTCCGCGCAGTTGGCGGAAATCTGGGGAGAACAAGCCAAACGTCGTGAGTCAGACTCCGAGTTTGTCCAGACGGTCGGAAAGCTCGCGCTGGTTGGCGTCGATGATTGCAAGGGCGTCCGCCATATCGACAAGAGCGGTTTTCATTCGCTCGGTATAGAAAGCGGGGTTGCTGAAGTTGCTGGCGGCGGCGTTCGCAGCGGACTTCGCTTCACTGATTTTGGTAGAGGCGTCACGCATTTTTCATTCTTCCTTTCGGGTTTGGCGTGTGGTTTGGCGATTACAAGCCTAATCCGAAAGGGCCTTTAAACGATATTCACAAGAAAGAGAAAACAATGGTTAATTCAAATCGTAATCTCTCGCAGAAGCTCGTGGTCGAGGAGCGTCGCACCCGTGAATACTTCACCGGCAGCGTCACCGAAGATGGTCTTATCAACGCGAAAATCGACACCGGTTACGGTGCCCGTCCCCTCACTCCAAGTCAGGCGCGTTTCGCCGCCAAGGCCCTTGAGGACCTGGCCGACTGCGCCGACGAGAAGAACGAGGAATAACAAGTCTTGCCGCAGTGGGTCGTTTTTTATCCACCTATCGACTACAGGCAAATAAATACCATACTGCGATCTGCTGCGGCAACCATTGGCCGGAACCCTTCGGGGTGTCTGGACACGCACCGCCACCACCGGAAAAACCAGAGGACTCGTCATCTCCATCTCTCACGGTTGGTCAACATTGCAGCACGGTGGCGGCAATGGGCGTTCTCGGTTCGAATCCGAGTCCGGCCACGAGGAAAGGACTGTCATGAACAGGAAAACGTATGGGGCGCACTGCTCCGGCTGGCAGCATTCCATGGACGAACGCCGACGCCGGCATGAGAACACGAAGACAATCACTTGTCTGACGTTGGCGGCGACAGGGTTCCTGATTCTCTCACTGCAACCCTATGCGGGCCCGTGGAGTATTCTCGCAGGCTTCATGTGCTGTTCCCCTGTCGCCCTGTGCTTCGCATTGGACGACGAATAACTGAAGATTTCCGGGCGGGTTTTTGATTGATTTACCGCCCGGTGGTAGCCGGTCGCAAGGTGGCCGTACCCGACGAAGCATTCCATTCATGGACTCCCGAGGGTGGACGCGGGTTCGATTCCCGCACCGGCGCTCATATAACTGAATCCCTTCGCGTCATGCGTCGGAATCCAATAAAAGGGTTTCGGACGTGTCAGCACCGACGCAGAAGGACAACCAAATAATCAAGCCCAGTGAAGGGAAACAATCATGGAACTCACCCCATTCGACCGTATGAGACTACTCAGCGAGGCGCGTGGACTATTGCCGCAGGACGAGCTTGAACGTCGGGCACGCCTGATTCTCGACGGTTCCGCCGCTCCTTCCAAGACATCGAAGGAACCCGACTTGCCTCGTCTCATCATCAGCGACTTCCTACGCTCGAAAGGATTCGAGCCGATGAAGAAAAACGCCCTGCATTTCGGCTCCCGTCTGGCCGAGAACTACAAGATGAAGTTCGGCTCCTACCCGCCGAAGCACGGGAAGACCTACATCTACTACGAGATCGACCGGCCTCTCATGGAGGAAACGTGGGCTCAAATTCAGACGGAGGACGCCGACTGATGGCATCTGATTTCAACTCCATCGCCAAAGCCATCCGTTATCTCGGTGATTGCGTCCGTTATCTCGCTGACAAGTATGTGGCCGTGAACGATCGCGTGTACTCGGATTGGAACGAGGCGTCGAAGGTCGTGGGGGACGTTGGCCGTGACCATGTGGCCGATTATGCGGAGGCCTCTCATAAGCAGGGCAAGTCGCGTACTTGGCGTCACAGTCACCTGATGGAACGCGAGGAGCAACTGTCCATGCAGTCGAGGGGTTCTCATGTTGACCCCGAATGATGTCCGGCATAGAAAGTTCCGCACGTATCGTTCCCTGCTTTATGGAGAGGTCTACGACGTGGAGGACGTTGACGATTTTCTCGACTCGGTGGCCGACACCATCGAGGTTTTAGGCAAGGAAGCACTCAAAGCAAGAAAGGAGGGGCAATGACCGTCGAGCAGATGACCGATGACGATTACTTCGCGTTTGACGCGGTGGACCAGACCGCGTTGAAGAAGTATCTGGTTAGCCCGTTGGCGTATTCGCAGTATCTGACCGGCGAGCATGGGTATTCTTCGGCGTTGGAGTTCGGCAAGGCGGCTCACAGCATGGTTTTGGGTAGTGGCCCGCAGGTTGTGGCTAAACCGAATCTGCGTACCAAGGAGGGCAAGGCTCTTCGTGACAGGCTGGTCGAACAGTATGGTGCGGATGACATCGTGTGGCTGTCCGCTGATGATGTGGAGAAGGTCGAGGCCATGCGGGACATGGTTGGAGATTTCTTCACGAAGCTGGATGGTCAGCCGGAGGTGGCGATGATCGCCACCGACCCTGATACCGGGTTGTTGATTAAGGGCAAGGCGGACTGGTTGCCGTCCACTCCCGACCCGGATGGTGTGCTGCGTATCCGTGATTACAAGACCACGGTGAAGTCGCCGGACGAGTTCGAGCGTTCCTGCTGGCAGTACGGGTATCACATTCAGGCCGCGTTCTACATGCGTCTCTACCGGTTGACGATGCCCGAATATAAGGGGCCGTTGGGGTTCGAGTTCATCGTGCAGGAGAAGAACCCGCCGTTCGACTGGATGCGCTACGAGATTCAGGAGGATTCGCCCATCATCACCGAACTGGCGGAACCGAAGATAAACCACGCCTTGCAGGGCATCAAATGGTTCCGTGACAACACGGAGAACCCGTTGGAGGCTATGAGGGCCTACGGGTTGCCTAAATACCCGAAGGATGTCGTGTTCCCCGACTGGAAGCTGTTGGAGGAAGAGGAGGAGATTGAATCATGGCGGTAATCAAGAAGGACGCTCGGGGCGGGCGTGGCACGTATGCGACGCTGGCTTCCGTCGTGAACTATGCGAACAAGCAAGGCTACGACTTGCAATGGCCGACCCAGTTGATTGACGGACGCCTGTATGTGGATACGGCCGTCAGGAAGAAGGGCACGGACAAGTGGATTGCCAGTAATTGTCTTATCCCGGTCGAGGTGGGTGATTCGCGTGGCATGAGCGTCATGCAAGCCCTCGGCTCCGCATTGACGTATGCGCGACGCTACAGCACTTGCGGCGCGTTCGGACTGGCGACCACTGATGATGACGGTGAGACCAGTGGCTACAAGAAGCGTTCCACCAAGGGCATGACCGACGAGCAGCAGAAGACGATTGACCAGATTCTTCAAACCATGCGTATTCCCGATGGTCAGGAGAACGGTTTCATCAGCAGCGTGCTGCAACGCAACGTGGTCTACGGGAAACTGTCTGAATCGGACGCGGCCACGTTCATCGAATCGTACAACCGCAACAAGGAGAAGGAGTCTGCCGTCCAGTGAGCTTCACCCCGAGGCCGGGCTGCAAGTGCACCAGATGCCTGTGGGCTCACGGGGACAAGATCACGCTCCCCCAATGCCCCACATGCGGCGCCGTTGATTGCGCCGGAGCCCAATCACACATGCTGGTCTGCAACAGGCTGGCCATAGAGAAACACAAGACGAACAATTACAGGAGGAATGCGTAATGGCCGGAGAACCAAGCATCGAGTTTACCGGATATGCGGGCGAGATCAAGGATTTTCAGGATTCCAGTATTCTCAACGTCAGCGTCCATCCGGGTTACACGGATAAGAACACGAACCAGTGGGTTGACAAGGAGCCTCAGTTCTATGGTGTGCGTCCCTTGTCGAATCAGGCGAAGGATGCTTTGAATCAGGTTCGCCAGTTGAAGTCCCAGCCGAACATGAGCGTGAAGGTTCTCGTGAACGGCAGCTTGTCCAAAAGAGTGTCGGAAAAGGATGGGAAACGGTATGAGAATTGGGATGTCGCGGCCCGCACCATTGCGGTGTTGAGCGCGAAACCCAAGGCCCAGCAGTCTGGTTTCCAACAGTCGCAGCAGCAGTATCAGCAAGGCTTCCAGCAGCCGCAACAGGGATTCCAGCAACCGCAGCAGCAGTATCAGCAGCCTGCGGACCCGTGGAGCCAACCCCAGGACGAATACGGGAATGGGCAGATCTAACCCGTCCCAACACGTCAAGGATTTGGTGGACGCACGCGACCAATACCGGTGCGTCCGCTGCGGCAAACCATTCCATTGGAGCGGTTTCAGCCGGCATCATCGCAGACTTCGGTCACATAAGTGGCCGGGACTGCATGAGGCGTCGAACCTCATCTTGGCGTGTGGGAGTGGCGATACGGGATGTCATGGGTGGATTCACGCCCATCCGCGTGAGGCCATGAGCTTGGGGTATATCGTGAGCGGTTTCAACGATCACCCCGAACTGGTGCCGATTCTCACCGCCCAACATGGTTGGGTGCTTCTGGACGATAGGGGAGGTTGGACGCGATGCGAACCGCCGAAGCAGTGAGCGTGTTGTTCATTCTGTTCTGCCGTGACCCGCAGTTTCGGCGGGCGTTGTACAAGCTCGACCCTGTGTTGTTCCGCAGGTTCACTAATGGGGAGGTGTGGCTGTGAACGTTGATGACATGACCGATGAGGAGTTCATCGACTATTGCCGGAACGGCGGCGAACTGTCCGGCCTGATAACTGAACGTCATCCGAAATGCGATTGGTGCGGTGGCATGTGCCGGGTCGGCAAGGATGGCATGTGCCGGAACTGTCGTGTCAGGGAACGGCGTCGAACCGACCCCGAGTATGCGCAGCATCTGCGTGATCTGGCGAATCGGCGGAACGCTCGTAATCGTGAGAAACGTAATGAGTATGCACGCCGGTACCGGTCGGAGCATTTGGCTCAGGCTCGGGCTTCGGCTCGTAAGTATGCCGCCGCCCATCAGCGTGAGATGGCTGAATACCATCGCCGTTGGAGGTCGGAGCATCCCGAGAAATACGCCCAGTATGAGGCGAAGCGGAAACGTAAACGACAACTAGCCAAGGAGGCTGTCAATGAGTGAGAAACCATTCTGGGCAGGTAAGACCCTTATGGAGATTCAGAATCTCGATAAGCGAGTCAAGGTGACAATGGAGAACGGAGACGTATTCATAGGGAAGCTCGTGCGGCGTTCCAGAGACACGGACGGTATATGTAGCCTTTCGATGCAACTCGACGCGCATCGAACATATTTACACGTGTTCTCGGCTGAATCATCTGATACGCAGCCCATCATTCCCAGTTACGTCGATACCGTCGAATTGTTGGATGACCCCAACTACGAGCGTATCGAGGAGGCTGATGACCTCCAAGAGAAAGATATTGCCGTTATGCTCGACGGCAACCGCTACAAGGTCACAGATGTGGAAAAAGGCCGTAACCGATTCTGGGGTCGGGTATACGGCGCTGTCGGGCCGGAATGTATCGCCCTTGGCTTCAACGCCTTCACCTACGGACTCCGTCCGAAGCCCCGGCTTCCTGACAAGCCTGGACTGTGGTTGGACAAGGACGATAACACATGGGTGATGGGCGAGAATGCCTTTCCACTCACGTGTATTGATGCCGGTAATTGGAGTATCACGCGCCCGCAGTTCTCAACGGATAGCGTTCAGGTTCTAAATGCTGCACCGTTCCGATTGGCCAAGGTGGTGGAAGCATGAGCAACCGTATCGTCCAAATGCCTCCGGTCGAATCATTCGGCCGTCTCACGCCCGACAAGTGGCTGTTGTTGAAGACGCTTGAGGAGGCGGCGGAGATGGTGGAGGCCGGGAAACGTCTGGTCAAGGGCGATTCCAAGGCCCGCCGCGACCTGATAGCCGAATGGGCGGACGTGTTGCAGACGCTGGCGAACGTGGCATCGGCGTTCGGCATCACCGACGAGGAACTTGCTCAGGCCATGGACGACTGTCTCGTCAGCAATCAGGAACGAGGCCGACTATGAGCATCATCAGCAGTAAGGCGGAACACGTGTACAAGGGCAACGCGCTCCTGCAGGAGGCGTATATCGCCGGTGCCACGCGCCAGCCCACGGAAGAGGAAATCAAGGCGGCTTGTCTGGCAATCATGCCCTATGTGATGGCCCAGCCGTCACGACAGGTGTTCGATTTCCTCACGAAGGCAACCGGCGCATATCCCGGCCAGGAAATCGTGCGGAAGGTCATCGACGCGATACGAGGAAAGGCAACGGAAGAATGAATCTTTTAGATGAAACCAAGGGTGAAATCTCACAAAGCGGGCATTCGACCGATGACGTTCGATTCGTCGGCTCCCGCGACGGGAAGCTGGGAATTCCGTGGAGTCAGGCCGAAAAGGTGCTCGACATCGATTACGACGACGGCTACGGCTCTCAGGAGATAGCCGCCGATCTGGTCGTGGTGTTCACGGATGGCGGGTTCCTGCGCCGCGAGGAATACGACGGCCGCGAATGGTGGGAGTACGAGCCACCGTTCAGAGTCCCGGAGACGCAGAAGCCGTTCAAACTCGTGAAGGCGCTCAGCTATCACACACAGTTGCTTGTGGACATCAATTACCCGATGAAGGCAACGGAGGAATGAGCGACATGAGGAGCTTCATCAAGGTTAGCCATGAACGTTTCACTTTGATTCTGCGCAAGGGGATGCTCCCGTTCCACTGGATTGCGGAGTCTCATGTCTTCCCGGACAAGGGTTATGTCACATCGGTGCGAGAGCGCGCCAACTACGGCGCAGTATGGGCGTTGAGCAGTATGGGCGCTCTCGATCAGGTCATGCCCTCGATCTGGGAGGACATCAAATGGTTGGACGAAAGGATGGACTGATGCGTTTTCACAAAATTAGCCCGTGTCCCAAATGCGGGGGCAAGGTCAAGGCGAAATGGGAGCGGGACGGCGTGCAGGGGTTGCCTGAATACACGTTCTTTATCGTGATGTTCCGCTGCACTGTCTGCGGGCTCGGCTTCGAGGGAGGTTGTTCACGGAAGCCCGCCCCGTATCAGTTGCAATACAATATCGCCGCTTGGAACCGCATATGCAACGGAGACAAGCGTTTCACATTGACTTACGAGAGTCTGGGAGGCAGACGATGAACGGTGACGTGACTGCCATGGACATCAATTGCGCACTCGCCTCCCGTTACCGGCGTGACGGTGACGGGTATTGGTCGGAGATTTCGGTCACTGAGCCGAATGACACGGTGCTGCGTCTGGACGGCGTGGCGTTGGAGGTCAACTGGCGCGGGGACACATGGATCAGCGGATTCGAGGTCAAGGTGAGTCGCGGCGATTTCCTCCGCGACGCGAAATACCTGCGCTACAAGGATTACGTGGACGATCTCACCCTCGTCTGCCCCGCCCGCATGATCGACCGCAGCGAGGTGCCCGAGCCGGTTGGCCTCATGTACTACGACCCGTCCAAACGCACGTTGAGATACCGGCGCAAACCCAACCCAAGTCATGGTGACACCCGGCAGGTCGAACACCGGCTGCTGAAAAAGGTCGCCGCCAGCGAACGGCCGGACCGGTACGGGCATTACGAGACCGCCGCCGAGTATGTCGCACAGCGAGAGGCGATGAAAGGCATAGGCCGTGCGCTCGGGACGAAGATGGCGTTGCGGCTCCAACAGCTCGAACAGTTGCAGGAACCCACCGAGGCACGACGTATACAGGCACAGTCCAAGGCGTTCGAACGGGTGTGCGACATCCTCAGCCGCCACGGCTACCAGATCAGCCGGTGGACCCGCACCGAGGATCTTGAGACCAGACTGAAGGAACTGGACGAGGCGCTTTCGAGCGTGGTGCCCACCGGCAAGGTGGACCGCGAGACCCTGTACGCCATCAGCTGCCTGCAACAGTTGAGAACGACTCTGGGACTCCAAGACCGAAAGGAGCACGGACGATGAGCTATAAGGCGAGGACATTCACCCGTGAGGAGTTTCGAGAGGTCGTCGCAGCCGCCATCTATGACTACGAACACGCTCCCGCGAAATGCCTCTACACGACCAAGGATGCGGCAGACCAACTCTACGGCGAGTACGGCGAGGAAACCGAGGTGGAGGAATGAAACCACGAGTGTATGACGATTTGGTCCAATCCGCCGTCGAATTGAGTTGCTTCGGTACAGGCCAGTCAACCATCGAGGAAGGCCGAGCCGCCTATCAAGCATGGCTCAAGGAGCATGACCGGCAGATAGCCGAAAAAGCATGGGAAGAAGGGTATATCCAAGCCGTCAAGAACATGAATCCCATACCCGGCGAGGAATCGACCGAATACACGCCAAACCCATATCGAAAGGAAAACGCATGAACGAGATTCAGCTTACAGACCATTTGGTCGCGCATATCAGCGCGGAAGGCACCTGCGGCCGTTATCAAGCCAAAATCTGCGAAGACGGCAACTTCAGAAACTTCCTGTACGCCATGAGCCTCAAACGTCTCAAACGCAAATGCGAGAGGTACGCGAAGCGTGAACGCAAGGCCATCGCATATGTCGCCACGCTCAAGGAGGAATCATGAGCGTAAGCAGTCTCAAAACGCGAAGAAGGAATTGAATTGAGCGGCTGGCGTGACAAGGCCGCGTGCCGTGACATGGACCCTGACCTGTTCTTCCCAACCACGTCCAGCGAGGAACGATTGGCGCTCAAGGCCTGCGCCCAATGTCCGGCGATATGCGAATGCGCACGGTACGCGGCGCAACACGACAGAATCAGCGGCTACCCATTGCAAGGCGTATGGGGTGGCGTGAACAGGAGCAGAAGAAGGAATCGAAATGAGTGACAAGGATATGGTCACGGTTTACGAACGACGTGACGGCAGCAAACCCGGATTATGGTCCGTGTACTGGTATTTGGGGTGGGACGTGTTTTTCTCGTTCTCCCTCGCGGTGGGCATCACGTCAAAGAATACGATGATGACCATTGTTCAAGCGTTTTGTCTGCTGGTTTCTCTTGGACTCACCGTCTGGCAGTTGAACCATCTGACTTGGAGCATCACCGACTATCGGGTACGTGTCAGCTCTAATTTGGAGAAGGGGGCTCATGTTGAGCAAAGCGACAAGTAAAGCATGGCAACTGCTCATTGAAGACTCGAACCGTCCGGCAGAAGAGATTCGCTTGGCTACCGGACTTCGGGTCGATGTGATCGAGCAGATGCGCGGGGACGTGCAAAAACGACTACGAGACAACCCGGAGTTCTGATTATGAGACCGAGTTATCTGCCCGTCCAGTATGAGCATTGCCCGTACTGCGGAGGAATCTTGAACGTCTTCGGGGACTGCGTGGACTGCCAGTTTCACGGTGACCCGACTGAATGGTGGATGGACGAATGAGCCGACAGAAAGCCAAAGGCACACTGCTTGAATCCAAGGTGGTCAACTATTTGCGCGCCCGGTTGGGTGACAGCGAGCAGACGATACACCGTGAAGTGTTGCATGGGACGAAAGACCAGGGCGATATCACCGGTCTGCGTATCCACGGCCAGCCGGTCGTATTGGAGTGTAAAAACTACAGCACCTATACGGGGAGACTCAAGGAGTGGATGCAGGAGGGCCGTACCGAGGCGGGTAACGCTGACGCACCTTACTGGTTCGTCGTGTTCAAACAGAAGGGTCTCGGCTTGAACACGTTGTCAAGCATGGACAACCAGCCCGTGCTCACCGACTTAAAGACCCTCGCATTGATAGCAGGACATGGAATCATCGAAGGAGACGAAGAATGAGCTACGACCTGTTCATAGTGGACAAGGATGTGCCGGAACCGGAATGGTTTGACGTATGCGAACGGGACGGCGAGCATGTGCGGACCGCTCATGGCCATTATTTCAACTACACGTATAATCTATCCGCGTTTTTCACCGATTACAAGGTCCATCCTAAGCATGACCTGGACGGGTTGACGGCCGGGGAGGCCGCAGCCCGTATCGACAAGGCGTTGAAAGACATCTACTTGGAACCATTGTATGTTTTGCGCGGCAAATACAATCCGCCGAACTATTGGGGCAGCGTGGACAGCGCCATCGCATGGTTGAAACTGATATACGACTATTGCCGGGAACACCCGGACTATATCGTGAGGGAACGCTCCTAAGGGGAAATGATGGAAGATAGGAAACTCGTTGATTTCGCCCGTTGGCTGAACGATCATCCGGGCGAATGGAATCTTTGGCCGTATCTCATTCCCATACAGGCCGACTGCAGGGATACCGTCGCATCGATGAGGCTTGTCATGGAACGCATCAAAAACCATCAGTACGACGAGTTCCGCGTGGACACCGTATTGCTCGAATACGAACTATTCAACGGTTTCATGGGCTTCGATAAGGGCAGCGTGCATGAAAACGGTCTCGCGTTGAAGATGAGGCTCAAAGCATGACCGCGCGGGGGGACGACCGGAAACTCATGCACTGGATAGCCTCACACGGATACACGGTGGTCAGGGCCACGACCGGCCACTGGAAAGTCTACGACAACGGCGTGCTGCTCACGGCGACGAGCGGCACGCCATCGGACTGGCGAAGCCGCCACAACTTCATCAAGACGTTAAGGAGACGATCATGGCAGATGCAGTGAACCCGGACTATTACGAGAACGGCCCGTTCGAATGCATCCTATTGGCCGAACAATACAGTTTCAACGTGGGCAACATGATCAAATACGTGTGGCGCCACAAGGACAAGGGGCATCCCAAGGAGGACTTACAGAAGGCCCTATGGTACGCACAGAGAGCGAAAGCCAACGGAGAGAGCTTCGCCGCATACCCTTGGCACGCAGACAGTTGTCTAACCGACTACATCCGCTCCCCCTACGATTGGGTGACTCTGATTCACCTGAAAGCCAATGCGACTATCGGCGTGGAACATGATTTCTGGGACAGTATGGCCGAAGCCCATGATGAGAATGTCATCCACTCACTACGTCAACTGTTGAAGGAGACGGAATGAGTCCGGTGGGTCTGGCGCATTTCATCGAACTGGTCGTGCTCTTCATCATCGGGATACAGGTGTTCCGCTACCTATTCAGGAAATGGGGCATATCCCTATTCGATGAAGTCGCCGACGTGATGATAATCATTGCTTTCTCCTTTGGATTGATAGCGGCTTCCGCAACGTATGGCGTCTGCTGGACGTTCATGCAAATGGTGTTCCCCGATTACACGTACTGGCTGATAGGAGCAACGAAATGAGAATAAGATCAATCAAGCCTGATATTTGGCGCAGCGATGACTTCACCAGCCTTGACGATTTCGGCCAGTTGATGTTCATTGGGCTGATGAACTACGTCGATGACAACGGAGTGGGCAAATACAATGTTGTCGATTTCGCCGCCGACGTGTTCGCTTCGCACCTCGCCAGCGACGCTTACGGAACTTTACAGAAAATTACGGAAGTTTTCGGAAGCCTTTCCGAGCGGGGTATGGTGCAGATTTACACCGCCAAAATATCAGGCAAAGACGTTAATCTTGTCTATTTAACGAATTGGGACAAGCACCAGCAAATCAGCCACCCGATGAAACCTCGTTTTCCGCGTCCTGATGCCGATTCCAGGCCCTTGCTGAAGATTGCGGAAAATTGCGGTAATCTTCCGAAAACTTCCGCCCGGAACAGAGGAACAGAGGAACAGAGGAACAGAGGAACAGATATACCCCCTGTAGTCCCCCAAGAGGGGGACGGCGAAGAAAACATACAGGCCGACGAGATTCACGTTGAGGCCGATGCCGAGTTCAAACAGTTCTGGGAGGTCTATCCGAATCATGACTACGAGGAAGCCGCCATCAGGGTTTTCAGAAAAGTCAGGCACAGGCGACAAGACCGGCCATCGCTCACGGCCCTCATAGCCGGCGCGCAAATGCTGGCTAATTCCGGTACCGAGCCGCAGTTCATTCCGCAAGCCGCACGTTGGCTGCGCGATGGGGGCTGGAAGAACAAACCCAAGCCGCCTAGGCGGGCGGAGCTGCCGCCAGTCACGAGCAACGCGATGTATAACGCTGGTTTCATTCACGACCTCGGACAACAGCCCACGCAAGATGATCTACAAATCGAAGGAATCGAATGAGTCTCACTTTGCAGGAAGCCGCCTTGGTGATGGCGAAAATCAACACCCATCATGGCAACGCACGATTGGACAAGCTCTCGGTCGAATCGTTCCACGATGAGCTTCGCGCGGACGTGACATTGGCCGAGTGCATGGAGGCCGTTAAACGCTTCTACGCCGACAACGATTCAGGCCGTTGGATGGGCTCTGGCGATGTGAACGCGATGATTCGCCAATTGCGCAATAAGGCGAAGCCCTCGGAGGCGGAGATCGCGCGTGAGTGCGATGCGCGGTGCTTGGAGGGTGACGCGGCGTGGCTGTACCGGCGTCAACGCATGTTGGGCCGTCAACCCGAGGAGGCGGCTCGAATCACGGCCTCGAGTCGCAACCCGTTGGAGTTGGAGCCGGCGAAGCCGAAGCGGCGTACACCGGTACGGCATTTCCTCGGCGCGGGCGACTTGGGGTTGGGTGACATACTGCCGCGACACGCCGAACCACATTTGGAAAACTAGAGACGCCCGTGCATTATTGGTCTTGCTGACACGTCCGAAGCTCTTAATGAGTGAAGGTCTAGGTCAGTTTGTCTTTTTCCCCTGAAAACACGAGGCTCTGCCGCTACCACGGTTGCTGGCGGGATATCGTCACCGACGCGCCGTCCATGCTTATCGGACATGGCGTCGAACCGAACCTGAATCTCCTGTGCGACAAGCACGCCAGCCAGTTGACCGGCGACCTGCGATGGTTGGAACGCAGCCTGCCTGACCTGTGCGAGTATCGCATCAACCGCGCCTACGGGCACAAGAACGGTGGCGGCTGTCAATCCGGCACCGCGCCCGCACCGTTGCGCGAAGCCCTGCATGACCTGCTGTACGCGGACGATGACCACGGTTATCCGGGGTTGCAAGGCACCTTGTACGAGTGGATGCGCAGTCTGAAAATCAACCTGCCCGAGTCCACGCCACTGTCGGACATGGTTCACCGTATCGCCAATCATCCGAAACTCATGGAGCATTCCAGCACCCCCGTGTACGCGGAACTGGTTCACAGTCTGACACGCAAGCTGCGTCGTTTTCTCACGGACGATGACGGGGAAACCGTATTGTACGGGCCATGCCCCGCCGACAAGTGCTTGGGCCAGCTCTCCTGCTACGCGGACGCGGAGACGGCGAAATGCCCGAAATGCGGTTTCAGTATGCCCGTCGCCCTCATCAGGGCGGAACGGGTGAAACGTCTCCTCCAATCGGAGGCGGTGAGAACCCGTGGCGAACTGTTGGACATCATCAAGGCGTGCGGGATGCACGTGAACCGCAGCACTTTGCGTAGTTGGATACATCGAGGCCAGTTGCCCCAGCAGGGCGAGGATGCGTACAGCAATCCGCTTTACCGGTTCAGTGATTTCTACCGTCTCGCGTCCGGCTTGTCGGAGGACGCGGACGTGTGGGAGATCATGCAGGTTTCGCAAAACCAATCCAAGGAAGGAGACGACAAGTGAGCAATCAGATTCAACCATTTGACTTCAACGGCATTCAGGTGCGTGTCCTAACCGATGAACACGGCAACCCGTGGTTCCTTGGAGCGGACGTATGCACCATTCTCAGTACGGCCACCAACCATATTCGGGAATACCTCGATGCCGATGAAATCACCAATATCCGTAGTACGGATATTGCTCAGAACGGCGGCAAGGCACCCGTTTTCGTGTCCGAGTCCGGCTTGTACTCCCTCGTGTTACGCAGCCGCAAGCCCGAGGCTCGCGAGTTCAAACGCTGGGTGACGCATGAGGTGCTGCCATCGATTCGCAGGCATGGTGCGTACATGACCGAATCGACTTTGGAAAAGGCAGTCACCGAACCCGACTTCCTTATCCGACTTGCCACACAAATCAAACAGGAGCGGGCGGAAAAGGAGAAGGCCCAAGCACAGGTCGAACGGATGCGTCCCAAGGCATTGTTCGCTGACGCTGTGGAAACCTCGAAGACCAGCATCCTTGTGGGCGACTTGGCGAAAGTCCTGAAAGGCAATGGCGTGGATATTGGCGGCACGCGCTTGTTCGCGTGGCTGAGGGATAACGGATGGCTGATGAAAACCGGCAGCTCTCGCAACATGCCCACGCAGAAATCTATGGAATTGGGATTGTTCGAGATCAAGGAAACCACCGTGGTTCACTCGGACGGTCACACGACCATCAACAAGACGCCGAAAGTCACGGGCAAAGGTCAGACGTTCTTCGTCAACAAGTTCCTCGGACACAGGGAGATTACTCAATGAGCATCAATCTTGGCACCACGGAAGTGGTATTGGGCTTGTATTCCAAGGCGCTTCAACTAGCCACGTTCACCGTGGAAGTCCAGGTGGTGGGCGAACTGGAACCGGGCAGCGTGTTTATAGGTGACGACATGCGACCATGCGCGCACGCGACCGTGATGCCGCCGCCCGACGGTTCCGTCGAAAAGGCCGTTGGAGCCGGTGTTGAAGCGTTTCAGAAGGCGTTCAACGAGTCGATGGAATCGAGGGGCATGTGAACCGGCTGAAACGACTGTTGCACTTGGAGGAGCCGGAACCGGTCGAAAAACCGGAACCTGAACCACCGGTAGTGGAACCATGCCCCATCTGCGGATTCGTACCCAAACTGAAGCATGTGTGCGTCACCCGCAACTACCTCGACTACTGGCTGGAAAAAGACTCGTGGCCGCTCTTGGAATGGTGCGATCACGTCGAAAGCATCCTTTCGTTCACCTCGTTTTTTGAAGACGAGAGTGTTCAGAAGTGGAATACCGGTTGCAGACGGTTGAAGGCAGTGGTTGACGAGCCGATTCCCGAATGCCCCGCCTGCGGGGAGAAACCCGTCGTGCAAACGGACTCGGAGTCGGACATCCCCCAGCTTGTCTGCTCATGCAACGAACTGTTGAGCAATGTGGAGATAACCAACGTCTATAAGCGCAAACGCGAGTGGATACGTCGTTGCATGGAGTTGAAACGCAAGCAGGACAACGTGAAAGACATGGAACAGCTTATCGGAGAAACACAATGAACGGACATTATTCGGTTATCACGAATTTCGGCTGTCATTGGACATGCCCCTACTGCATCGTAAGGAAAACCGGATTGAACGTGCCGGTGACGGACATGCAGGCCACGCTGCGGACCATCAGCCGTGAAAGCGAACACCACCCCATGAGGTTCCTGAGCTTCAGCGGCGGCGGAGACCCCCTGTTCCCCATGCGCGAGCCGGAAGCGTCGAAACGTGTCGCCTTCTACCGGGAGGCGATACACAAGGCCGGAGACTGGCTCACGGAAACCGAGATGCACACCAGCTACTTCCAATGCGGACGCAACGTGGCTCAAGTCATGCAGCAGATCAGGTTCAGCCGCGTGGTGTATCACATGCGGCCCACGAGCTTGTCCGATGACGTGGCGTTGGCATTGCCCCGCAAATGGTTCGACGGTCAGAAGGTGCGTGTCGTGTACGTGGTCACTCCCGATTTCACGCCGGAGCGTATCGACCGGATAGCCGGTCTCGTGGCCGATAGCAACGTGGTTGATGAATTGTCGTTCAGGCAGAAGGTCAACCCCGGCAACACTATCGACCACACGTGCGAGGAGTATTTGAAGGCCGGCCATCAAAACCGCTGGTGGTACATCCAACAGGATGATTACAACACGTATGTCGTGAACGACCGGCTTTACACACGATTCAGCGATATCGGCAAGGAGGACCACAGGTGAGCAAGAAGATTCGCGTCGCTTGGGAGGACTTGAAGCCCGGCGATTTGATTCACGTCAAAGGCAGCACGAACACATACAGGTTCGTCAGCTACGGGAGTGAAACAGTTTTGGGCGACCCGGAAAAAATCACCTCCAAGAAAGCCAAGCAATACGCCTTCGTTGACTTCCAAGCCGCCGTAGTCCACCCATGCGGCAGGTGTTTCTACACGGAATTGAATCTTGTCGTTCTAGACTCTGAGTTCGATTACGCGACACGCCCCGCACCAAAGAAACCGCATATTGAAGAACCGGCTTCGCCCGGCGAATACTGGGCGCGTACCCAGACTGGCGAGGGAGAGACGTGGACGCAAATCATCAAAGCCTATGTCAACGACCATGCTCTGCCGTCCAGCGACGATAATCGCGTATATCAGGTCAGCAGGCATTCGGGCTTACGCGGGTACCTGTGGATGACATGGCGGGAATTGTTGGAGGCCAATAAGCGGACTCCGATTCTGGAACTGTTGTCTGCCGAGGAATACTACACGAGAAAAGCCAAGGGGGAACTGTGAAGCGTGACATGGACTTGGCATGCAATATTTTCACGGGTGTCCTATCCGACGTTCCACCCGACTTCATACCAGTGGGAACGATCATTGATGAACCGGATACCCCCAGAGAGGATACGCCTATCAAAACGTATGACAGCGTGGAGTCCATCGCCACAGTCAAGGTGGATAAGACCACGCTCGCCAGAATCATGCCGGTTAGAATCTCCATTGACGAGCTGCATGATTTTCTCCAAAAAGTTCCGACCGACGCGGTATGGGAAGTCCAATGGAACGAGGAATGCACGAATCATTACCTGATCGCGGAAAACGACAACGGTAGTCTCACATTCACACCTGTGGAAGGCCCGGTTACAAGCGGATATAAGCTGGTATTCGACTTTCCGTTGAAGTAGTCGGTCAAGCATGAGAATGCCGCCCTAGTGTGCTTCCACGAGAGGCAGCGGCGTCTTATAACACGCCTATCATAGCTTTAAACCCGTGAAAATCTATTTTTTATTGATCTTCACGGGTTTCAGTGAATGAAAAGCATGTTTTCGTATAATCGGGCCCACGTTTTCCACTTATCCGTCAAAGACCGGCACGTGAATCGTATTCGTATTCGTCATCTTCCATACCAATGAATATCGGCTCCACACCGAACATGGTCTTGAACAGTTCACGTGCGAACACATCCACTTCCTCTTTCGTGGGCTTGTGATCGTATTCCGGCCACGTGTTGAACCCATTCCAATTGCGGTTTATCGGCCATGCGCCTTGACGGGTTTCCAAACGCCATTTTCCGCTGGGCATGTGGACGATGGTGGTTTTGATGGACATGATAGTTCCTCCTGAAAGAATATTCGGGCATGACGAAACATCATGCCTCTTGTACTTGGTTCGCTAATTCCCAGAAGGCCACAAGAGAGTCCCGTGGCCTCCAGTGTATCAGTGTTTTTCGTATTCCTTGCATAGGTCGGCGGCGAACTTGGCGAGATTATCGGGGGCAAGCACATAGTTCTCCCCGCTCTCCCCCGCCTCGTCATAGTATTTCCACACCTCATGCAAGGCGGCTCTCATACGTTCAGCGTCCATTGATTACCTCCTGATTCCAGTCCAACATGTCAGCGGCCAACCATTGCCCGCCGCCTGAAGCATTGGCGTACAGCCAAGCCCCGTAAGAGATTCGAGCCGCCTTATCGCGTTTAAGCCATGCCTTCAGCCATATGAGACGCAGCTCCCAGCGTGGTATACGCCGCCACAACTCGGTGTTGGTGGCGGGGTCGAAACGCTCATAACGGTAGATTGCGGTAATCAATTCGCCCACTTTCTCTTGACATGAGAGCCGTCCTCGTAATCGGCGCTGACCATATCGTTGTCCAGTTCGTCAATGTCCAACAGGTCTCCAACGCCGTTTTCGTCAACCCAGTCGCTCAACTGGTTGAACGTCAAGCCTTTCGGCGCGGTGACGTGACGCTTCTCGATCTGCGTCACGCGCTGGTAAATCGTGTAGACTTCGGTTTCTTCATCCATGATGGAAACTCCCTTGTTATTGTCCGGTAAAACGATTAACGGGACAATAGACAGCTCTAAAGTCCCGTCTAAATGCTGATTTATGTGAAAACCGCACCATAGAAAGCCCTATGATGCGGTTCTAAATGATGGTTTCTATAAGAATGGCCTCATAGAACAAGTCAATGAGGCCATGAAAACGATAACGGCTATACGCTCCGCCTGTATGGTGGAATGTCCAACGTGGCTTCCAATCCGTCGTTAACATGCTCCGCGTCCCTCAACGAGAGTCGTCCGAACCATTGCAGCAGTTCGCTCCTGTTGAAGTAGAAGCGTTGCGAACAGCGCACGAGCGACGGCTTCGCCAGCCCCTCGGCCTTCCAGTCGAGCAGCGGCACGTCACCGGCCTCATCCCAATCAGTGTTGCCGGTTATCTTCGCCACGATGCCCGACACCAGATCACCGTCAACCTCGGTGATTACCACGGGACGCGGCTTGCCGATACCGGGATGGTCGGGAAACTCCACCCACATCAGCCACACGTCATACAGACGCGGTTCACTTGGCGTACTGGTCATAGACGCTATCCTCCGAATCATTCCAATCGGCGGGCAGTATCACATGGCCCTTCTCCGAACGCTCGAACATGTAGGCATTGTGAACAGGCGGCACCGGATAGCCGTCCGGCGTGTGCCGCGTCGGCCTGAACGGCAACCCGTTGTCCACCAAAGACTGGCGTAAAAACATGTTGACTGCGGTGCTCAGGCTCATGCCCATGGAATCGTAGAGCGCGGCGGCACGCGCCTTGACATCATCATCGACATTGGCGACCAGCTTACCCATAACAACCTCCTTAACGGTTAACAGATGGTATCAATCATATACCATATTGGGTTAGGAATGAGATATGAGTTTTCACCAGTAGATTCTGATTTCAGCGTCACTGCCAACCCAATTGTCAGGCAAAGCGGGGAACACTTCGCGCCACTCGGGTGTGAGACCATCCCGAAACTCGTCGTAATCATCCAACGAGAAATAGTCGCATTCATCGTAGCCATCGTCATGGCTGACACCTGATTCCAGCGCGTCCAGCATGTCAACCATATCCGAAGTGGCATTCGGATACAGCCACGTATGCACGGTATCCTCATGCCTCCAGCCTTTCAGCGGCGTCGAATTGCCATAAACGGTGAGCTTGATTGAAGCGCTCATAATAATCTCCTAAAGAAATATTGATTTGGCTTGTAGCAAAAAATGGGTTGCCGCCCAGCGGAAGTGAGGAAAAAGCTGGACGGCAAGAACTTAGAACAGCGGCAAAGCAAACCGCTTGTCGGGCAGATCGGTGGCGTTCAACGCCGCCAAAATCAGATCAGACGTGTGAAGCGGAATGTTGGCGCGCACCGCCGCGATATTATCCGGCGTATACACGGCCCCCGACGATTCCATGACCTCACGAATCTTACTCGTAGGTATCTTGACTTCCATCAATCCACCCCCAGCAAATCATCGATAAGCAGGGCGATAGCGGTCTGATAACGCTGATACGTGGTGGAATAACCGCAGTCGTAGATCTCACGCGCTCTCTTATCCAGCACGTCCAACGAGAAACCGCTATCAGCGGTCAAACGTTCCATTTCATCATGGTCAGGCGGCGTACTGGGCATACAGCCGACACCCTCCAAGGTGTCCATCGCGCGCCGGCGTAAATCATCCGTGAAACCATGCTGACCATCGAACACGGCGGATAGCTCATCTTCGTTGTCGTCAGCCATTTCCCACGCCGACTTCAACAACAGTCGCGTGGCCATGTCTCTCAGCTCGCTCATGTCACGCCGCCTTAGCCCACAGGTCACGGGCAACGGCCACGTAATCGGCCACCGCCTGTTCTAACTGCTTGTCACTGCCACGCTCATACCTTGCACGGTAGGCGACTACGCATTTGCCGTTGGCCGAAGCGATGTACGCCACCTTTTTACCCTTGCTGGTACGGAACGCCTTGATATGGCCCAAACCTTGCAGTTCCGGGCATTCCTTAGCCATCATCAGGTCAGGCAGAGTCGCGTAGGACACGGCAAACGTGTTGACCTTGGGCGGGACTTCAGCAATCTCCTGAGTAATCGGCGCCGGCTCATCATCCAGAAACTCATCCTCACCAGCCCACTTGCTCTCATCTTCAACAGGTACAGGCACCGGCCAGTGAACGCCGCTCAGGAACCGTTCACCATCGTTGCGCCAGTTCATATCAACCAGCGGATCAGCCTTAATGGCGGCCACACGTTTCGCGTCCATACCGGTAGGCACCGGCACACGAACGATTCCACATCGTTCCGAGTCAGGCACCAGCAACCAGCCATGCTCAAGGTCAACCGAACTTGACTTCATACCGTTCAGAAAATCCTCATACTGGACTCCCCTAGCCTGAACGTTCCACGCGGTACCCTCAGACGTTTGGGACAACGACCAGACTCGCTTCACCCTAGCGTTGACATACCTCACGTCGTATTTCGAGCCGTCCTTGCGCAGTCGAACCCACATGCCGCTCACGGCATTCACGTTACGCGACGGGTCATTAGCCAGCTTCTTCATTTTGTTTACCTCATTTCAAAGATTGATTGTCAGATTTGCACGCCATTGTGATAGGCGTAATCGCCGTAAACACAGGTCACGGTGTCATTAACGCCGTAAGGCGTGGAACATTGGGGCGTGGGCTGGATAACGCCTAACGTCCTAAGAAGGAGAAAGGCCGTCACAAGGACGGCCACAAGCAGAATATGACGGACTTTCAACACTCGCCCTCTTCGGTGGCTTCGGTATAGAAAACGTCGTCCATCTGGTCATTGTCGAAACGCTCATTGACGTAATCGGATAACGCTTCAACGTCACCGTCATTGTAGAGTCGGGCTATTCTGCCATGTCCTACGCCATTGCCTTCCAACATGTAAGCGTCCCGAGCCCAATAGGGCTCACCTTTGAAAGCCGCGTCATACTCGGTTTCAGTGACATACCCGTAATCGCCCAGACGGTAGATACCCTCACAAGGCTGAAAGCCGTCATACCGGCATTTAGGCGTGAGTTTCGCGTCAACGCGATCCACCATGTCCGCAATATCCTTAGCGGTAATCATTGTCAAGCTCCTTTTGAAACAGCGGGGACATGGCTTCAGCGCCATGCCCTTACGATTGATTGATTGAAATTGCCCGAATGGGCGTGAAGCGCGGATTAATGCGCCGCGCTATCGCAGTCAAACTGTCTTAACGAAAGATTCAGGCATGTCACGACGGAACGTGTACCCGTCGAACATATCGCCGTGCATCTCCTCAACGGCGAAACCATTGCCGCGCATGAAGTCCAGGAACTCACTCATGCCCATGCCGCCAAAGCACAGCTCATACCCGTAATCAAGTTTGTTGACTACGCGCGTGACCTGACCACTATAACCGGTGTTCACGTTCAGTTTCGGCCACATCATAAGAGTCTGCATAAGCGGGTTATCTTCAAGCGCCAAATCAACTGCCGCGCTCTCCTTGTCATACCCGCAACCGGATACGGTACCGTTAGTGTAGTCGCCGCGAATGCCGGCGAGGTTGGCCCAGACTTCCGCACGCGGGTTACTCCCCCACATGCGTGACCTATGCCAGTCAACGTTAATCCTGAAAACAAGTTCCACACACATTGTGAATCTCCCTTGAATTGATGAAGCGCGGAGACAGCCGCGCGACTGAATGAATCTGATTGAAAGACTTAGTAGCGTTCGTCGATTAGAATGCCGTCTTGGTAGATGTACAGTCCGGGACCGCGTCCGTTGCCCATACGGGCAGAGTCCCAATAGCAGAGTCCCGCCTGACCAGACCCGTCTTCGTTAGCGCAAGGCGGTATGTTGGCCGTGCCACTGCTACCGCAAGCGGCTAACGACATCAAGGCGATTACTGCGGCAAACGCCGCGACACACTTATTACGCATGGTTTCCTCACTTCCATGTGAGGCAGTACACTAAGTACTGCCTCTATTGATTAGCAGATAAAGGTCAGCCCCGTAAGTGCGCCAACACTTGCGGGGCATTTATGTAGTGGCTAAGCCACAGTGCGTAGTCAGGGTTTGCACCTGATTAAGCCGCTAACCGGCCTACGCTACAAAGATTGATAGGGCACGCGCACTCTATTCAGAGTCGCTTTCTTTTGGCTCACTAGGAGCCTCAGCAAGCGCAAACATCTCGGATAAATCGTTAGCCATCTTGCGCCGCCCCAACGCACGTAACCATTTAACAGCCATCTCTAACGTCATGTTTTTTGTATCGAGATGCCCATTCTTGTACTTGGATACCGTGGTACGAGGTATGCCGATTTTATCGGCTAACTGTTGATTATCCAGATTCTTGCTGTCTTGCAATTCCCTGTAGTCCATGGCCCACCTCGCTATCTGTTTCAGTGGGCCTAATTATACCTTTGGCTTATTCGCAGACGGGGTTTCTGATGCCATCGCGCCGCATTCTTTCAGCGGCCCCCGCACTACTCGCAAGGCCTCTGCCTTGCTTCACTATCCCTCACCAACCTACCGGTTGGATATCGGTAACACTATTCGATTGTCAAACTTGCATGTCACTCGGGGTAGCTCTCACCTATCGCCGTGGACTTCGCGCGCCGCTGGGACTCGAACCCAGTACCCGCCTATCGGCGGCGCTGTCAGTAGTTGAGCTCGGCCCACACTCGGTCGAACTTGCGGTAGAGCTCGGCGGGGTATTCCTCGTTGTCGTCCATCTCGATACCGAGGGCTATGGCCGTGATGTCCAGCACGTTGTCATAGGTGCAGGGCTTGCATACCGTGGCCAGGTCTACCGCCGCTCTAAAGGCTTTGGCTTTAATCTCCGTGGTGTTCATCTCGGGGTTCCTTTCTTGGTGTTCCGTGGTTGATGGCTACCACTATACGCGGTCCAATACTGGAACGCAAGTCAGTAGCGATTGAACCACCCGTAAACCATTGCAAACACTAGCTTCACTCGGCGTGTCGAAACTTACGATTCACGACGTAAAATCGCGGGTATATACCTTATATACCAAATAAAGGCTTAACGAGAATATTCTCAATAATAAATATCAGAAAACAAAACCTGAGTCCACCACACTCAACTCTCGAAAGTTGAGCCACGACACACCAAGATTGACAAACCACACCACACTGCTATCATTCTTCGCCCACACACGGGCACGACCACACAACAGCCAGGACAGCCCCACACCCACCACACACAGCACACGGCCACATCACGGCCACACGGATAGGGCTAGCCACGCCACGACCGCACGACCACACACACCACGCATAGGCACGCGCCGCCCACACACACCCATACGCACGCCCACGCACACACCCGCGCGACACCACCACCAACGAGTAGACACGCCCACATAGGGCCGGGAGGGGTACCCCCACCCAATAAAAAACAAGGCCGCTAGGTGTCTGGTTCTGCCCGTGAATGCCGCTCCCAGACTTTTTTGAATTAGCGTGACATGGTGTGTCGGGCCAATGATTGCAATGGTTTTCGGGCTTTGGTCTTTTCCGGTTTCTGTGCAACGCTTGTTGCAACGCTTGTTATGAGTAAACTGTCGTTTAGATGGATTGTCGGGGATTGGAGCAAGGCTCAGGTTCCCGACAAATTGTTATTCACCCCCGTATGCCATTGGCGTCGGGGTTTTGTTTTTTGCCGCGCCTTTAGATCACATCAACAGACAGTGTTGGTGTCGTTTCTTGAACCGGGGCGCGGTGTGGACGGTTGGCAGAGTCCGGTTGATTGCAGTGGCTTGCTAAGCCGCCGAACGTCGTTTTGGCGTTCCGCGAGTTCGAATCTCGCACCGTCCGCGAAGTATCGAGGGTCGCTCCCTTGGTGCTTTATGAGGTTGGCTGAATAAACCCGGATTGCATGTATGCCGGGTTAAGGCTGCGTCACGGCTTAGCGGCACCCTTTAGCGGGGGAAGTGTGACGAGGAACGCTACAGCGGTACACGGTTAGTGCATCACATGCTCGACGTTGGTGGTAAAACGCAATCCACCACCTCGCAATTCTTAGCTCATCTACATATCGTAGAAGGAGTTTCCTAGGTCGTTTCTATGAAGCGGCCTTTGTTTTCCCGATCTGGCCTGCTACGTAGGGGCTGGGGGTGGATGACCTACGGGTCGCGCCACAATCGGGGTCTGGCGGTAGGCACGTGGAGTGCGCGTCGGCTGTAACCCGACTGCCTTTGGCAATGGGAGTTCGATTCTCTCTGCCGCCACAATCGCAATGTAGTGCCAAATATCTGGTTGTTAGGACTGGGGCTGAATACCTAGGGTGTCCCGGTCGCAGAGAACGTCGGGTAGCGCCCGGAGATCGTCGCATTATATTCGTGCGGCGCGTTGCGAGATTTGGAGAGGCCAGCCGATTGGCGGCGGCAACTGTTCCGAAAACAGTGTGCCTTGACGGGCGTGTGGGTTCGACTCCCATTCTCTCCACTGGGACGGCTGGTCGCACGTCCACGGATAAAGGATTACGACCTATATGCCCGTGGCCGAGTGGTTCAGGCACCGGTCTCCAAAACCGGTTACGGAAGTTCGATTCTTCCCGGGTATGCGATGCCTTGAGAAGGGGCAGCTCTTGGCGGTGACAGCTTCTCAGTCATCGCCAGTCTCCGGCGGCGGCTTCACGCCATGCCGTACGGCAATAACTGAATAGCGCTCCCTCTAGTGGGAGGCGTGGCATTCTAGCTCATTGGAAGAGCGGCGCTCTCGTAAAGCGCAGGTTCGAGTTCGATTCTCGGGATTGCCTCTAGGAACCGGTGGCTCGTGGACCAACTCCCCTGTATTTGGATTAACCCCGTTGGAATGCTCGCTCGCCACGCTCCCACCGGCTCCGCCCCCCTTATATATAAGGAGTCATCGTGGCTTGGTCGAGTTCGAATCGTAGGGAACGGTTCAATCCGGGTTGGGGGCGGACTCGCAAGCTGATATTGGAGCGTGACCATCATAGCTGCCAGTGGCCGGTGACCGACGAGTTCGGTTTCACTCATATCTGTGGCCGTCCGGCCAATCAGGTGGATCACAAGGTTCGCAACCCGTTGCATGACGATGACTCCCCCGAGAATCTGCAATCCCTGTGCCAATACCATCACGAGCAGAAAACATGCATGGAGTCGGCGCAGCAGCGTCAGGTGAACCGGGAACGCCGGAAGGAGCGGGAATGGTATTCGCGTCCGGCGTATCGACGGACTGTCTCGTAGCGGGTTGCGGCGAGCTTGCCGTGGCCGATGGATTGTGCCGTAGCCATTACAATCGCAAGGCTTATTCCGGTAGGCCGGTGACGCCTATCCGTGCCCGTGTGTGTCCGATGTGCGGCATGGCGTTCCAGTTGACCCGATGCTCGAAGATTTTCTGCTCCCCTACTTGTCGCAAGCGGTTTCAACGGTTTCGGGCGAAGCACCCGTATACGACGTTGGCCAGTGACCCCAATTCGATTATCGAATCGGAGCCTTTGACTCCCGAGCCTGTGCGGAGCATGACGTATGGGGCTTTCACGGAGGCTGATATCTGGGCCAAGTGTGATGGCACTTGCAGGGGGTGCGGCAAGCCTGTTTCAAAAGACATTGACAGTCCGGACGCCGGTACTCCCGCGTGGATTGTCCCGCCCGAGGACGGTGGCGAGCCGTCGTTCGAGAATCGGGCGATTTTCCATTACAGGTGCGTGCGACGTCACGTCTGACGCATTTTCTGCAGAACGAAGCCCGTCATGGGCCGAAGGCTGGTGAATCATGGCTGGGAATGGCAGGAAGGCGGCGAAGCCTAAGACGGGTGGAGGCTATGCTTCCGAAGCCCCGTTGGATAAGGTGCCGGAGGACTGGACGTTCGAGGAGCTGGAGCCCATTGGTCCCGAGCTGCCGGACGCTTCCGAACTGAATCTTCTTGATGGGGTGTGGAGCCTGTTCGTCCGTAAATACTATGACGCTTTCCGCCGCACCCCGCAGGCGCGTCAGTTGCGCACGAAGTGGGAGTGGTGGAATTTCTTCTACAAGCTGGCCGTCATGGACAAGAGCATCAAGAAACGCTCCTATGACGGTCTGGCCCCGGAGATGCGCCAGTCAATGAACCAGTACGGTGATACCCCCGACGCTAAACGTAAGCTGAAGATGGAAGAGCCGCAAGCCAATGATATGGCCGCTGGGATCGTGGGCTTCCAGATTCCCGATGACCCGAACAATGATTTCGATGATCGTGCGCGGGCGGTGCTCTGATGCATGACGTCATTCCCAAGCTGACAGCGAAGGACAGGCAGCGTTCGCTGGGCCGTCTGGCGGTGTGGTGGATTGAGATGTTCACGCTCATCGGGCGCGGAGACGCGAAGGGCATGCGTATCCGCCACTCCCCCGAATACTTCCAGTTCATCATCGACTGCTATGCGCTTGACCGTAATGGGCGGCGCAGGTTCGGCCAGGTGTTCCTCGCACGTCCGAAAGGCTGCAACAAGAGTGGTTTCGCCGCCGAGATAGCGATGTTCGAGGCTTTCGGCCCGTGCCGGTTCGCTGGTTGGGCGAAAGGCGGGGAAACCTACACGTTTCTTGGCAAGACCTATACGTATCGCAAGGGCGAGCCGATGGGCCGTCCGGTGAAATCGCCGCTCGTGGTCTGCTTGGCTACAGCTGAGGAGCAGACTGGTGAGGTTTACGATACCATCTACTACAACTGCACCGAAGGCTATCTGCGATTTTTGGCCGGTGATGGCATGGACGCGGGCAAGACCCGTATCCTGTGGCCTAAGACCGGCATGGAGATTCGATACTCGACAGCCGCCGCGCGAAGCAAGGACGGCGGTCTTCAGACGTTTGTGTGCTTCGATGAGGTTCACCAGTACAACAACAAGCGTCTGCGTGACCTGTTCGACATCATGACCCAGAACCTCACGAAGCGTGGCGTCGCCGCAGACCCGTGGTATCTGATGACCACGACCATGTATCAGCCGGGCGAGGACAGCGTGGCCGAACGCGCGTTCAAGACCGCGCATGATCTCATGGAGGGCCGTCTGCGCGGCTGGGAGGACCTGCTGTTCGACCATCGTTACGCCGACTTGGCGTTGGATGATTTCGCCGACGACGAGAAGCTTGAGCATGCGATCTACGAGGCATACGGTTCCGCGATGAAATCGCCTGACGGCAAGGATTACATCTTCCTTCCCGACGGGCGCATGGTGCCGGTCGGCCCCGATGGGCGTTCCGCCGAAGGCTGGTCGTTGAGGGACGAGGGCGTGGAGCCCGGCCCCTCGAAGTACGGTTGGTGCGATCTGCGGCGAACCGTGAAGAAGATTCTCGATCCCGCATATGATCCGAACAACGCGATCAGGTTCTACTTGAACTCGCTGGCCTCCGCCGTGGATGCGTGGCTGACCGAGGACATGATCAAATCGCATGCGGTTCACCGTGACATCGTGGACAAGGCCATCGCCTCGCGTGACCTGAACCGGTTGAACGACGCTTGGCAGCAGGTGGTCTCCGACACCGATGAAATCACGTTGGGCTTCGATGGCTCCGTGTCCGATGATTCCACCGCGTTGGTGGGTTGCAGGGTGCGTGACGGAATGCTGTTCCTCATCAAATTGGAGCAGAAGCCGGACGGGCCTCAGGGCGCGAAATGGCGTGTTGACCGCGACAGCTTCGACGGCAGGGTGCGTTGGGTGTTCAACCATTACAACGTGGTCGGCATGTTCGCGGACACGGACGAATGGGAGCCGTACATCGCGCAATGGGAATTGGATTACGGTGACAGGCTTCAGGTGTATCCGAGGTCGAACGGCTCGCACATCCGCTTCCCGATGAACGGCTACAAGCGTGACGTGATGAGCGAACTGAAGATCATGCGCGCCGCGTTCAACGAGCCCATGAGAACCATATCCAAATACGACGAGCCCGATGTGACGAACATCCAACTGTTCGCCGACCCTCGGCTCATCGACCATTTCCGTAACGGACGCCGCAAGGACAAGCCCGAAGGCTACCTCGTGTTCAAGGAGACCCCGAACAGCCCCCATAAGATCGACGCCGCCATGGCCGGGCTTCTCGCCTACCGTGCCCGCGACATCTACTTGGGTGCCGCCGTTTCCAACGAAGAGGAGTCGTTCGCCCCCGTGCGCGTCTGGTGAATCTGATGAAAGGAGGCCGCATTGGCCGAACTGCAGAGCCTTATCCCCGGCGACGAGGATCCTGACGGCGATGCCATGCTGCTGACCCAGTTGGCGAACGGCCTCGTATCCCGTATCCCGACCCTATGCACGTTGAAGACGTTCTATGACGGCAAGGAGCAGGTGCCGGTCAAATCGATTCCGAAAAGCATCAACCAGTCCGGCTACGCGGTCTACCAGAGGTTCGTCTCCATCTGTCAATTGGATTTGGCGAAGGCCATCGCCGATGCGGTGATACACCGCCAGCGGCCCACCGGGTTCCGGCTCATTGCCGACAAGACGATGCGTTCCACTAAGGCGGACGACATGTGGTCTCAGTGCCGCATGGAATTGAAGAGCCGTCAGATGTTCCACGATCTCGCCGTATACGGCAACGCCTACGCACTGGTCAACGCGCACAAGCTGCCATCGCATATCACGGTGCTCAGCCCGTGGAATACGTACGTCTCTTCGGATGAGGATTCTGCGATCAATTATGGGTATTCGGCCGTTAAAGGCCTCGAATATCTCGTCCTCTACCGTCTGATACGCAACGATGACGGCAGCGTGAAAAACATCTACAGCCGTGTCGCCTACAACGAGACCGACTCCCGAAGCCTCCTTGAAGAAGGCGACGAGGAGGAGATATACGGCATCGCCAACGACGATTCCAAGCTCCGCCCAACCCTGTCGCCCACGTTCCAGTGGGCCAAGCCTGCGGAAAGCTCCTATGATTTCGCGGAGAAATGCGAATGCCTTCCCATCGTGCGCATGCACGCACCGGGCGGCAAGGGCCAGTTCGAGCCGCATATCCCCACATTGTGCAGCATCGACCAGCAGCGTTTCCAGCGTTTCTGCATTCAGGAATTGCAGGCGTTCAAGCAGCGTGCCGTGTCGATGAGCAACATGCCGCAGTTCTACAAGGAGTCCGACCCGCAGGTTCGTGACGGTTTGGCTCAGGCCGGAGACCGGATCGATTACAAGGATCTGTTCCAGCAGGGGCCCGACGCATTGTGGCTGGTTCACGGTGACGCGAAGTTCTGGGAGTCCGGCGTCACGGACATCAACCCGCTCATCACCGCCGTGGCTTCCGACATCAAGCATCTCGCCGCCTCCTCCGGCACCCCGTTGGACATTCTCAGCCCGGACGTTTCCGGCAGCGCGGAAGGCGCACAGCTCAAGCGCGAGGGTCTGGTGTTCAAGGTCGAGGACATGAACGCGCGTGCCAACGACGGGTTCACCCGTCTCATGCGCATGGCGTTGGAAGCCGATAAAAACAGCGCCGCCGGCGAACGGTTCGAGACCGTATGGAAGCCCATCAACCCACCATCACAGTTGGAGCAGGCTCAGGCCGCGAACTATTCGAAGGGCATTCTTCCCGTCAAAACGAACATGCGCCGCAACTACGGCATGACCGAGATCGAGATAGCCGAGGCCATGCAGGACCTCATGGACACGCAGTTCGCTCAGGCCATGGCCTCCGAGAACGCGATGATCGAAGGCAAGACCGCCCAGCAGTCGGCGGGCGTCCTGCCCGATGAGACGGATTCTCTCGCGTTCACCGATACCACGAGTGAAAACGACGTGGTGCAGGCGGATGAGCCCCTGACCGTGGACGGTGAATGATGGCCGTCATGACCTTGGAGGTCGCATCCAACGCGCTCCAATCCTCACGTCAGAGGCTCGTCAACGAGTATGTGAGACTGGCCCGCACCATGTGGCTCAGCCTCACGCCAGCCGACTGGTGGAACGACGCCGTGACCTACGGCGCAGCCGCGAGGCTCGCATTGCTGGAACTCGCCCTGATAGGCCAGGTGCGCAGGCTGGGAATCAGCTACGCCGACCAGACGCTGCGCATGGTTGGCGTCACTCCCTCCGGCAATGTGCAGCAGCTCGTCTATCCGAGGGTCAACACCGACCCGTGGCTTGTGGCCGCACGCCCCGCAGAAGACTATCGCGGCGAGGCCGTCAAAAACCCCGACATAAGGCCGGAAACATGGCCCAAGAAGGGTGATGAGCTATTCGATGAGGTCAACAAGTGGCTGCAATCCGCGTTGCAGCGATTGCAGACCAACGTGTGGGACAACGTGGAACGGGCCTCCACCGACGCCACATTGGGCCGGTATCGGGGCAGCAAGGTGCTCGAATACCGCAGGGTGCTTCATCCGGAGCTTTCCCGTTCCGGTTCGTGCGGCCTGTGCATAGCCGCCGCAGACCGATGGTATTCGACCGCAGCCCTGCTCCCCCTGCACGCGAACTGCAAGTGCGGCGTCGCCCCTGCGGGCTCCGACTACGATCCCGGATTCCAACTGAACTCCGACGATCTCAAAAAGCTCTACGAACAGGCCGGAGGCACCACGGCGGCGGCGTTGAAGAACGTGAGGGTCAAGACCATCACGCACGGCGAACTCGGCCCGATCCTCATGGCGCAGGACGCGAGGGATACGCCGAACCCGGTTCCCGGCAAGGATTCCGACAAGTGGACCACGCCCGACCGGAAAACCACGCTCCAACAGTTCCAGCGGATGAAGGACCGTGCGATCGAGTTCTCCAAACGCTACAAGCAGGTGTCCGACACCGGCAAGGAAGTCCACTTCAGATACGAGGGCCGAACCTACAGGTTCAAGCCATCAATCCATCTGAGGCAATCATGGGCATACCAACGTGCCCTGCTCAACCAAGTGCAGTCGATGCTCGGCACCGCTGCCTAACCAAGAAAGGCCATCATGGCTAACAATCAGGAGAATCAGACCGTCACGGACGGTTCTCAGAACGCCGGCCAAACCGTCACGGCCAACACCGGCACGGATTCCACCGCGAACAGCCCGATCACTGGTCCCATCACCGCTGCCAAGCTCGACGCCAACAGCGTGACCCCCCAGAGCATCATTGCCAACGCAGTGACCACCGAGAAACTTGCCGCGAACAGTGTCGATGAGACGGAAAACGGCCCCGACTGGAAGGCATTGTCCCGCAAGCACGAGAAGCAGGCCAAGGACAACTACGAGCAGCTTCGCAAAACCGAAACCGCCTACGAGGAGTCTCAAAAACAACTGCACCACGCCCGCACCGTGATCGCAACCAATTCGCCGGCATTTTCCGCCATCACGGAAACCGCTAGGCAAGACGCCATCTCGCTGCTCGGTGAATCCGAATTCAACGCCCTGTTCGATGCGAACGGGAACCTGGACCGAGAGGCCACGGAAAAAGCGGTGGCGACAATTCTCGAATCGAAGCCGTACATGGCAGCCGCCCCAGCCGCCAAATCGGCCGAACCAGCCACCCCTGTACGCGATCTAGCCGAGAGGGTGGCTCGCATGCACGGCGAGGGAGTCCCGAAGATTCGTTCCGGCTCGTTCGCAGACGGATACGCCGCCGCCAAGGCACGTCAGGAGCAGAGGCGTCAAGCCCGCTCCGCCAAGTAACCACAAACATTCAATCGAAAGGAAAAGCACATGGCATACGAGAATGTGCGCTCCACCGGCATCGTGACCGTGGAGGAGAACAACGAGTGGCGTTTCGGCAACCACACCGATGACGGCACCGTGAGCGTCACCCTCGACCTGTCCACGTTCAACGTGAACGACAAGACGAAGCGCGACAAGTACCTGACCGGTCTCGGCGACAAGGCCACTACCATCTGGATCAAGAGCGGCATCCCGCTGGCCAAGATCACCGCCTCCGGCGAATACGGCCCGTATGACCCGAATGCCACCGATGGGCGTCAGACCAAGATCGCCGGCCTGTTGGAAAGCATGGTGGAGATCAGCGTCACGTTCGGCGGCTGGGATGTGGTCAACGGTGCGAACGTCGGCATGCGCTACCGTGGTGACATCATCAAGAGCAAGCTGCCGGTCGTTCCCGCCGACGACGCGGTGTGGGGCGGCAGTTTCTTCGACATCGAGGACGATACCGTCACCCCGCTGTCCAACGCTTCGGCCACCTCCAACATCACGGTTCCAGCAACGGTCACCGCGGCGAACATCACCGACGCCTCCACCGTCGGCCGCAGCATCCTGACCGCCAACGATGCCGCCGCAGCTCGCACCGCCATCGGCGCCGGCACCGGCAACTCGAATTTCGACGGCTCCTACAACAGCCTGAAGGACAAGCCGACGATTCCCCCCGCCTACACGCTGCCCGCCGCCACGGCGAACGCGCTCGGCGGCGTCAAGCAGGTGACCATCGCGGCGGGCGCCAGCGCGGCGGACATCGTGACCGCACTCAAGACAGCCGGCATCGCCAAGTAACCAATCCAACAACCCTTATAAGCCCGCCCATTGTGGCGGGCTTTCGTATATCTGAAAGGAACCCTCAATGAGTGGAACCCTGGAAAAGAACATCATCAGCCCGTCCGAGGCGTCGGGTGTGGTGCAGTCCGGCTTCGATTTCATCGACGGCCTGCTGCCGTTCGGCTCCGTGTTCCCCGTCAAGTCGAATGACGGCAAGGACACGGTGACGTGGCAGAAGATCATCCCGCCGAAGGAGACCGACGCCATGAAGTTCCGCGCCTGGGACGCGGAGGCCGCTCACGGCAAGACCGTCGCCCAGTCCGGCGAGAACTACACGGGCCTTATCCCGCTGTCGAAGATGGGCCACATCTCCGAACGCGACGTCATCAACCACACGGGCGATTCCACGTGGCTGCATGACAAGGCCGTGGAAATCCTCACCCAGTTGGGCCAGGAAGCCGCCGTACGCATCGAACTGGCCCGCATCGCCGCCATGGTGGACGCGAAGATCACCGTCGAGGAGAACGGCCTGAAGGCCAACACGTGGACGTTCGACCGTCCGACCAGCATCTCCAAGCTCACTCCCGCCAAAGTCTGGTCGGACGTGAAGTCCGATCCGGTCACCGACGTGCAGAAGTGGGTGGACGCCATCAAGAAGGAGCGTGGCCGTACTCCGGGTGCCGCGCTGACCACCAGCAAGGTCATCGACGCGCTGCGCACCAACGAGTCGTTCATCACCGAATACACGGGCGTTTCCCTTGCCAATTCGAAGCCGCGCCTGACCCGCGCCGAAGTGCTGGACGTGCTGCGTACCGCCTGCGGCCTCGCCGACGTGCGCATGATCGACGTGCTGTACACCGACCTTGAGGTCAACAACGGCTTCAAGATGCCGGTGGACACGAACACGCTGATCCCCAACGGCACGTTCATCATGTTCCCGTCGTTCAACGATACGGGTCTTGGTTTCACCGCCTCCGGCCCGACAGCAGAAGGACAGGATCCCGAATACGGCATCAACAAGAGCGTGAACGACGGTTTCATCGGAGCCATGTTCTCCGGTGGAGCCCCGGTCAAGTACGACCTGTGGGCCAACGGCACGATGATGCCGATCCTGCAGGAGGCCGTCAGCACCGCGAAGGCTTCCGTCCTCGGATAGTAAGGAGGGGTTGTGGCTTCCATCGATTCCATCGACTGGCTGAAATGGTTGCGTGTCAACGCGCTCGACCAGCCCGACCTTCTCCTTGACCGGTTTCCCAACGCATGGCTGCTCAATGAGTGCGGGGTCGCTGCCGACATGGTTCAGGCTGAATGCCAGAACGTGGCCCCGCGTTATCAGAACGGCCTGTTGAAGGAGCGCACGCTTGGCTATGTGGTGAGCCAGATGGTGTTGCGTGTCGTCCGCTACCGGCAGTTCAAGACCGAATCGAACGGCAGCTACTCGTATACGAACTTCGATGCGCAGGACAATCCGCCCGGCAAGGACGGTTCCATGAACCTGTACGTGTCGAAACGTGAGAAAGCACTGTTGGAAGGCCATTCCGACTCGATGGGCCCGATGGGTACCGTGCATATGGGTCTCGACCGCGCCTACGGCATGTGAGGCGCTTATGGAGACCTATGACATGGGCCACCTCTACGACGGGGTGGATATCGACGAGCTTGGCGGAGGCCACCTGTATGACCGTACGGAGCTGACCGGCCATGGCGTCCGCCAATTGTTCGACACGGATTACGTGGTCGTGGTCAACCGCCGTCATGTGCAGGACGCGCATGGCGGCTACCACGAGCAGGTGGGTGACCCGGTGAAGGTCTTGTGCTCCGTGGAGGGCCGCGCCCAGCAGGCCGGCATGTTCTCCATCTCCGGAGCCGAGGATAAAAGCCCTTCCGGCCAGAACGGCGGAGGTCTGCAGGAGGTCACGCCCCTGCAGATTCTCGCACGCGAATGGCCCGGCGACATTCACTCCCGCATTTGGTACAAGGGCGACTGGTATGACGCCGACGGTTATCCGACATGGCGTGGCAGCGGCAGCGTGCTTTCCCAGCATTGGGAGGTTCGTTGCCGTCGCGTGGTCATCGGCGGCTACGTGCCCGGCGGCATTCCCGAACCCGAATGGTCGAAGGAGGTGGGCGCCAATGGGCCGCGTGACCATCAAACCGAAAATAGGCCGTGACATAGCGCTCATGTTCGGCCCCGAAATCACCCTCGAAACAGCCGAGAAAGCGGCCGTCATGGTCAAGGCGCAGATGGGGGCCGGAACGGTCAACGACCGTAACCATGCCGTCGCCCGAGCGGACTTGTCGGATCGTATCGATGTCTCCATACGTCCCGGCCACGCTCAGGACCATCAGGTCGTGCTGAGCGTCAAGGGGCGCGAGGGTACGGAGATTGCCTCCGCATTGGAGTTCGGTTATGTCAACAATCGTGCCGGACGTCGTTTGGCTGGCATGCATTCCATGCGCAACGTTGCGTCGAAGCTGAAGGTGTAGGCCGTCATGGACAACATCTTCAAACATCTTGCCATCGACGTGCGCGAAAGCATCGACGCCGAGCAGATCGTCTACGAACTGTTGAACCGTGAATATCCGAACGAGGATTGGACATCGGTCGCCGTATACAGCGAAATCGACCTCGACCTGAACGCCGTGACCGAGAACGGTCGCGTGATCCTCTACGAGGTGTCCCCCGGACAGCAGGTCGATAGGGGTTTGTGGCGGTTCACCGTGTCGTTCACCGTTCTCGCAGCCGACACGAACAATCCGAGCGGCCTCGCCCGCAACCTGTACCGCACCGTCATGGGGTGGCCGTTCGAGGAGAAAACCTCGGCGGGCAAAATCAGCCGCATCAACAGCATCGACCTTCCCCAGCGTCGCAGCGACGCCAAGGAGAACCAAGGCAAGAACATCAAGGAATACGGTTTCGACGCCTCAATGGACGCGCGGGACCTCATCTGACCTACAGGGGTCGGCCACATGGCCGGCCCTTTTCTTTTACCCAAATCCAATATCCGAAAGGAACCATCATGGCTATTAATGGAGATGCGCTGCTTCAGGCCGCGCGAGGAACCGTGTTCACGGCCCCGGCCAAGACCGCCATCCCGACTGCCGGCGTCAAGCAGTTTCTGTTGAACTCCGGTAGTGTGACGGTCGGCACCGCGGACACTCCCGTTTGGGATAATCTCGGCCACACCTCCAATTCCAACAAGATCAGCTTCAGCAAGGACGGCGGCGACACCACCACTATCGACACGTGGCTGATGGCCGCCGCACGCACTTCCACCGAAGCCCCGACCATCACGGTCAGCGGTGCCAGCGTGCAGGGCGACAAGGCGACCCTGAAGAAGGTCACCGGCGGCTGGGATGGTACCAACGGCGGCGTGATCGTGCCCATCAAGCCGATCGTGCAGAAGCTCGCCTTGTTCGTCCTCGCCTACGATGACGGCGACAAACTGTCCTTCGGCTTGTATCTGCCGGAGACCGATTTCACGTTCGACACCATCGACCTGACCGGCGACGAGTTCGCCGAGTTCAGCTTCAACGCGGTGGTCAAGTCCACCGACGTTCTGAAGAAGGGCCCGAACGGCGAGACCGGCGGCTACGCGCTGTTCAGCCCGGAGGATTTCAAAGTAGGGTCCGCAACCGTCCGTCCTGCGGATGGTGGAGACCCGCCGGCCACAGTCGAGGCTGGTAAGGATATCCGGCTCGCGGGCCAGCCTTCCACTCTCGGCGGGGTGAAGCTGCCGGCTCCCACCGCCTGACATTGATTCATCCCCATACGGTTCTCCTATCCGGGCCGTATGGGGGTTCTTCATTCACGGATAGGCTTCACGGATAGGAGACGGCATTGACCGCCAAGAAAAACACCACCGAGGAACCAACTCAGAAGTTCCCCGAAACTTTCGAACAGCTCGTCAAGGAATATCCGGAGCTCAACGGACTCCCGAAACTCGTCAGGGCATGTGACTTCAACGCGGAACAGTCCGCCGACTTCACCGTGCTCCTCACCCTTCTGGACACGCAGATGCCAAATTTTGACGGCAAGGACCCGATGGACGCGGCTCTGGTCATCGCCCGCGTCGTATCCATCTCCAACGACTTCTACAAGGGGCTCGCCACGGACAAGAAAGCCTACGAGAAGTGGGCCACGGGCCGTGACGGCAACGTCTTGTTCTCCGCGTTCCTGAACCTGAGCATGTTCTACCGGATCGAACTGGGAAAATCCGAAGCGTCGAGGAAGCCTACCGAAACTGCCCAGTCGAACTGACCTGCGACTTCAGACGCTTCTACAACCTTGATATGCCCGCCGCCATCCACAAATATGACGGCGGGTTCCTCGTAAGGCTCCTGCAGGGTTTGTCGGGTTATGACGAGTCCCTGTACCGCGAATGGCTGCTGAATCATCCCATGCAATCCGAGACCGCCGATGAAGGCGAGTCACGGCGCATGCTCTCCTATCACCGTTATTCGCAGGACACGAGCCTCCTGCTGGGCATTTTCAACCATGTGGGCGCGTTGACGTGCGGGCTCATGGAAACCAAGAACGGCAAGCACCCCGAGTTCACGCCGATTCTTCCCCCGGACACGGAACAGCCGGAAAAGCCGGTCGAGGCGAACCTCGATTCGATGAAGGCCTTGTTCTCCTCCCGATAACTGAAAAGAGGTTCACCGATGGCAGTATACGAGGGCGGTGCCGTTGGCATCAGCATCTACCCGGACACCAATGACTTCGGTGCGGAATTGCGCCGCAAGCTCGCACGTTACGCGGACGAAAGTCTCGACATTCCACTGAACGTGGACGTTGATGATGCGAGCTGGACCGCCACGAAACGGCGCATACAGTCCGATGACCTGACCAAGACGGTCGAGATTCGCGGTGACGATAAGACACTGCGGAAAATGGTCGATGGCATCAACGACCGTAAAATCTCTCCGAAGGTTGAACTCGACCAGGCGATGACCAGCCTCCGCAAGCTCGAAAAGGAGCTTGACGGAGTCCGTGGCAACGCGAAACGTATGGGTAAGGCCATCAAGACCGCATCCGACAACGGCTACCGATGGAAGGTGTCTGCCCGGTACGCGAAGCAGTATGGCCAGATTCTTTCCAAGCAGACCGCGTTGGAGAAGAAGTACGGCGCTCAGAGCGAACGGGTTCTGGGCAAGACCCGCAAGAACATTCGTCAGCTTCAGGACGCGATCCTCAAGTTCAAGCCACTCGGGTCGAACGTCGTGGAGATGAACGAAGCGAATCTTGCGATCGCGCGAATCGACCGAGAGATAAAACGGCTGAGGGACAATCCTGACGCGAAGATTCGCATCGACATCGACCGTTACGCGAAGGTCGTTTCCGACCTTGAGAACGTGGCACGCAAGACCGACGAGCTGAACCGCAAGGAAGCCCGCGTCAAGTTCTATACGAACGGCGCCGACAAGCTCAAACGCGAGCTGGATGATCTGCGCCGCCGTTACGTGAACCTGCCCAAGGAGATAGAAACCTCCTACAGGCAGGCCATCGACCGCATGAACACTGCCGGCCATCTCGCCGGACGTGACAAGGATTTCAAATATGTGGCCGACCTTGACCTCGATGTGAGCAAGGCCCGCCGCAAGGCCCGTGATTTCCAGAACGACCACGACAAGCTGGAGATGGACCTCGACCTGAAGTCGGCTGCGGCTTCCGCGCATCTCATGTACCTGACCCGTCCGCGCAGCGTGGAAATCTACGCGAAGCTGCACGCCACGGACATGGGCAAGCTTATCGACGGCATGCTCTACGGTGCCACCGGTCTGCGTGGGGTCAACAACCAGTTCCAGCGATTGGTGAATTTGTTCGACACGTTGGACACGAAGGTTCCCGTGCTGGGTGCGGTGGGCGCCGTCATCGGCGGAGTGTCCGCCGGCGCGGTGAACCTCTCCTCCAGCGTGCTTGGCGTGGCATCCAGTCTCGGCGCCATGAGCAAGGCGGCTTTCGCGGCTCCCGCCGCCATCACCGGCTTGGGTGCGGCGTTCGTCGTGCTCAAGCATGCGTGGGGCGACAAGGGTGGCACGTTTAGCGACCAGATCGACATCGCGTCCACGAAGCTCGCTGGTTTCGGCGACGCGATTGACGAGGCGTTCTACGAGAAGGCGCGTCCGGCCATCAGAAGCCTGATGGACGATGTGAGCGGCACGCTTATCCCCGGCATGACCGGCATCGCGTCCAGCGAGGGCAAGGTGGTCGAGGGGGTGGCGGACATCATCCGCGAGTCCGACAAGGCCGGCGAGCTGTCCACCATATTCTCCCGTACTTCCGAGGCCGTGGACAATCTCAATCCGGGACTGCGGAGCGTGGTGGAGTCGTTCCTCCGCTTGAGCGACGGCACCAGCCAGTACCTGCCTCGCGCCGCCTCCTATTTCAGTGATATGGCCTCGAAGTTCGCCGACTGGGTGGATAAGACCCGAGCCACCGGCGAGATCGTCGCGTCGATGAAGCAGGTGGTCGAACAGGCCGGTTATCTGAAGGACTCGTTCAAGGGCGTGTGGGGCATCGCCACGGGCCTGTATTCCGCGTTGGCGGAAAGCCAGAACGGGCTCGAGGGGTTCAGCACGGCTGTAGGCAAGGCCGACCGTGCGGTGAACTCCGCCAGATTCCAGACCACGTTCAAGGCGTGGGCCAAGGGCGCGGAAGCCGCGAAGAACGAGATGCGCAACGCCTTCTCGGACATCGGTTCCGCAGCCTACGAGCTGCGCGACACCACCGCCGGAATGTTCACCGATGCGGGCAATACGATCAGCTCGTTCACCCGTAACGCGAGCCGTCTTCTGAAAAACTCGAAGGACGGCATCAGCGGATTCTCGTCGGGAGTGTCCGAAGGCTTCCAGAAGGTGTTCTCAGCGGTTGGCGACGCGAGCCCCGCGTTCAACCAGCTGCTGAAGACCGTGGGCCAGCTGTCCAAAACGTTCGGCGGTACCCTTGCCGCCACGTTGAAGGCCAGCGCGCCGCTCATCACCACGGTCGCCAAAGCCGCCGAGGCCACCGCCAATGCGTTCAGCAGGCTGCCCGAACCGATTCAGGCCGCGATAGGCCTGTACGCCACGTTCGGCAAGGCGGGCATGACCGCTTGGAACACGGTGAAGACCGGTCTGGTCGAGAACACGCTGCGCATGGTCGAATACCAGAAGGCGTTGAACGGGCTCGGCGTGACCACCAAGACCGCAGGCGCGAGCATGAAGGATGCGGTCAGCGGTTTCATCGCCGCCAACCCGTCGTTGAAGGGCATAGCCGACAATGTGAGGAACGCGAACGGTGTGCTAGGAAAGACCGGCGCTCTGGCCAAGGGCGCGGGCAGCGCCGTGCTGGGCGCGTTCGGCGGGCCGGTCGGAGCCGCCGTGACGGCTGGCGTGGCCGTGGTGACCGCAGCCTACTCGGAGTATGTGAAAACCACTCAGGCCAATGAGCAGGCGTCCGAGAACATTCGCACCGCGTTGGAGAAGATACCGGATTCCGCTCAGTCCGCAGCCGATGGAATCACCGAGGTTGGCAAGGCCATCAAGGAGAATTTCGACAACACGGATTATTCCGGCACGAAGTTCGACTGGTGGTCGGATATGACCACGGGTTTTGATTCGGTGAGCGACGCGGCCAAGAAGCTCGGTCTCAACGTCAGTGATCTCACTAAGTCCGTGACCGGTTCGCAGGCTGAATATCAGGCGACACTTGACCGGCTCGATGCGACGATTGAGAAATACAATGTCAACGTCGGTCATGGCATAGGCAAGAACGCCGATCTGGCGAGGGCCGCGCAGAAGGTGAAAACCGCGCTTGAGGATCAGCGCAACGAGTACATAGCCAATTCCGAGGCCATTGCCCAAGCGAACGGGTATGCGGAGGGTTATGCCACGAAGCTCATCAAGCTTGGTGAGGATTCCGATTCGGTGTCCATCGCCATTTCCACTCAGGCCGAACGTACTCAGATGCTGGCCAAGGCTCAGCAGACTGCTGCGGATTGGGCAGAACGTCAACGCACAGCTCAGCAGAATGCGTTGAACGCGGCTTCCGACTACGGTGAAACGTATTCCAATATGGGGGATGCGATAGCCCGCGTCAATCAGTTGGCCGCGCAGAGCGGCCCGGTTTGGGATGCGAACGCTGCTGGCATCCAGGGCGTGACGGGCTCGTTCAACACGATGAGCGAGGCCGGTCGCGAGGCGCAATCCGCGTTGAAGAATCTGGGCAATTCCGGTCATGACCTGTTGAAGAGCATGGTCGAGTCCGGCGCGTCCGCCGACGTGGTGAAAGCCAAGCAGGCGGAATTGGCGAAGCAGTTCCTCGCCACCGCCGACAGCATGGGTATTCCCGCCGATGCCGCGCAACGGTTGCAGCAGATCTATGGTCTGACCCCCGAGGAGGTCACCACCCTGTTCAAAGCCGAAACGGAGCAGACCAAGACCGCTCTCACCCAATATCTGAGCAATCTGCGAGCCATCTTCCCCGGGGACGGTAACACGGCGGTGTTCCAGACCATTCTCGAAGGCATCAACAGTGGTGCCATCACGAGCATGGATCAGGTCAGCTCGAAGATGGACGAGCTACGCAAGAACGTCAGCACCGACGGTTCCGGCAAGTACACGATTGTCCTTGATGCCGATGGCACTCAGGCGATCGTCGCCACCGATATTGTCAAGAAGCATGCCGAACTGTTCAAGGCCGGTTCTGATGGTAATGGTTACACGACCAAGCTGAACGCCGACGATCTGACGAAAGCCACGTTAGATTACGTCGAAGGCAATCTCAACGCCTACGACCAGCTGGCTCCGTCCGCCGACCTGAACGCGAAGGACAATTCAGGCCCGGCAAAGGCCAGCGCCGATGCGAACGCCCGCAACTGGGATGCCCAGCATCCCACCGCGTCGTTCGACGGTGACGCGGCAGGCGCCGCAAACGCCAAGAGGTCGGCCTCAAATCAGGGCTGGCAATGGAACGGCAGCAGCTATAACGCTCAGTTCGGTGCCAGTACGGCAAGCGTGTCCAGTTCCTTCTGGAGCGCCATGCAATCCGGTTGGGAATGGGCGAAGCAGAAGTTCTTTGCCGTGTTCGGTATCAAACGCCAGAACGCTGAGGGCGGTGAGGTCGCTGGTTCGGGTGTTACCAAGACCGGACGTGTGGTTGGTCAGGGCAACAATACGAGCGATTCGGTTCCGTTGAATGCCTACACGGATGTGAGTACCGGTGAGTACGTGATACGTAAGGCCGCCGTGCAAAGCATGGAAAACCTGTACGGCAGGGGAATCATGGCCGCTATAAACGCGACCGGCAGCATTCCCAGCAAATACATTGCGGACGCGCGGCGCACCAGCCAGATCACCATGCCTTCCGGAGGGTTGAACGGCGGTTCCAAGTCCGGAGGCTGGTCGATGCCCATCGAAACCAGTTCGGGCGACACGTACAACCAGACGTTCATCTATCCGAGCGTCACACCAATCGAGGTTCAGAAGAACAACAAGCTTGACCAGTACGCGAACCTCGGTCTCTTGCAGTAGGAGGAAACGATGCTCTCCACTATGTCCTACAAGCTCAACGGGGTCGCGTTGGATACGGAGAACTGTCTGGTCATCGTGGGCTCCACGCTCATGCCGGGCATCAGCACCCGCAGAACGGTCACTACGGTGCCCGGCGTGAGCGGAACCCTGAATCTGGGTGTTCCGCCCGTGTTCGACGAGCGTGAGATCACGTTGAAAGTGGACGCCTTCACACCGAAGGTGTATGAGGAATCCTCTCGAATCATGCGATTGTGCTCCATGCCTAACCTGACTCTTACGAGGGTGAAGGACGGTGTGGAGCAGTCCACGCGGGTGGAGCTCACCTCGTTGACCGCCGACGATGATAGCTCCCATCCGAATAATCTGGTGTCGTTCACCGCGAAGTTCGCCATGCCGGACATATGGTGGCATGAATCGGAATATTGGGATCGCCCATTGCCATTGAACAAGGACGGTCTCGTGTTCCCGAAACCCGTCACCATCAACAGGTTCTGGACAAGATGGTCGGGAGAAGCGAACAACAGTACCTCACTGTTGGCGGATTTCATCACCATGTGGCGTGGTGAGGCCAACAATTCCGAGAGCCTATTGTTCGAGGGCGGTATCCCCGGCGACGGTTTCTGGGGAGACGCCCCGTTGACCGACATCGTTTTCCGATTCCCCAGCACCGTCACCTCCGTCTCCCTGACCGACCCCACGTCGAACACCGGCATCAGTTGGACGGGTGCTGCGGACAGTGCGAAACCTCTTTACATCAGGCCCGACATCATGCGCGCATGGCGTTCCGACTATGCGAACTCCTGGACTCCGACCGGCACGGACGTTTCCACCGGATTGGATTATCCGGCAGGCGGAATCCTGCAGGTATGTCCTGATATTTCCGAACTGTACAGATTGAAGGTCACCGCCACGGGTGCGACGGGAGATGCGCTCATGCATGTGCGTCGCGCATGGTGGTGACGGGAAGGCGCTTATGAAGAACCTCTCCATCCGTTTGAAGGCGTACAAGCCGAACGGCGACACTCTGGGCCTGCTCCCCCAGCCGTCCTCGTTTTCCGCGAGTTTCCTGCACGATGACACGGGCGCTCTCCGCTTGGAGTATTCCCGTAAGGCGTTGAATGGGTCGATTCTCGAACGCAAGCTCGAAACCGGTCTGGAAATCGCGGTCGAAGTGTCCGATGGCGGAAAATGGGCTGAACCGTTGAACGGTCGTTTCGTGCTCATCTCCCGCAGCCGTGACGCCTTGGATTCGTCGGATACCGTGACGTTCACCTGCCCCTCCTACGCATGGCTTTTGAACAAGGCCCTTATGCTCGACCTCAATCATCTGGAGGGCGACGGGGATGATAAGGGCAAGCGCGTGTTCAAAAAGGCGACGGCCGGTCTCATCATGCGCACGTTCCTCGATGAGAACAAGACCCGTGGCGGTATTCCCGTCACCTGCGGTTTCGATACCGGCAAGGATTCGGCTGGCACCGTGTGGAAGAGCGCCATGACGCTCGCCTACACGCCGGGCATCAGCAGTCTCACCGCGTTGGCGAATCTCTCCAGCAACAAGATCTGTGACTGGGCTTTCGACAAGCGGACATTGAAAATCTGGAACATGGATTCCACGGGATTATGCCGTGACCTGAGCCGTATCTCCGTCCAATTGGCGCATGACGTGCTCGAAGCCCCGGAAGAGGAAAGCATTGAGGCTTTGGCCTCGCATATTCTCGTGCAGGGCGATAACAGCAAGGCCTTCACACGGGATAATCCCGCAGCCCCTTCCCCTTGGGGCAAGTGGGAGGCGTATCTTTCCCAGCAGGGTATCAGCGATGACGACACCGCCGCCTTGTACATGCAGTCCACTCTGGATACTGCGGCGCGCGTACACGGACAGTACACGAGGGCGCTGCGTGTCAATGATGCGCCGAGCCTTCCTCTTGTCGATTACCGTCCGGGTGATTGGATCACCGCTCCCACTGTCATGCATGGGGAGAAGGTGCGTGTCCAGCAGGTCACGTTGAGCTTGGAATCCAATCAGTTCAAAGCTTCGGTCGTGTTGAACGACAAGGTTTACGATGCGACCGTCCGTCAGGCGAAACGAGTGCAGGGCATCACCGGTGGTGCCATCAACGGTGGCACCGGTGGGGGTCTGCCCGCTCCGGAGAAGGATCATCGTGTGCCGAAAGCCCCGCTTGGGCTTGTGGTGCAGACGGACGCCTATATTGGTTCGGATGGTTTCGCGCATGGTCTGGCCACGGCTTCGTGGTCCGCCGTGACCGAAGCGACGAACAACACGTCCATCGAGATCAGCAATTACGCCATTGAGTGGCGCAAGCACGTGGATGGCGCGCCCTGGCATTCGGCAGGCACGACCGATAAGACGCAGCTCGGCTTCGGCAGTCTGGATTGCGGCACGCAGATCGAGGTGCGCGTCAGGGCCGTGCCGACGTATTCGGACAAGCCCGGCGAATGGTCGAGCGTTTTCGTGGCCACCGTCGAATCGGACACGACGCCGTGCTCCGTGCCGTCGAGGCCGGTCCTCGCGTCCGAGTTGGGCGTGGTGACCGTCCACTGGGACGGCAGGACCTCCAACGGCGCGTCGATGGAATCGGACTTCGATCATGTCGAGGTCGGCGAGGGCGTCAATGCGGCCGGAATGACCGTCATCAGCGCCACCCAGTCCGGTCAAGGCGATTATCTCGTGACCGGTCTGGCCGCCGGTTCCCGGCACTCCTATGCGCTTCGTTCGGTCGACCATGCGGGCAATCGGTCCGGCTGGTCGGCCATCGCCTCGGTGACGGTCGCGTCGGCGGTCTCGCCGGAAGAGGTCAAACAGATCCAGAAGGATTTGGCTGACAACAAGACGGCTTTGAGGGACAATACGGCCAAGCTCGATCAGGCGCGGAAGGACATCCAAGCCAACAAGTCGAATCTCGACACGGCGAATCAGACGCTCTCGCAGGCCAAGGCCGATCTGTCGCAGGCGCGGAAGGACATCGCGCAGACCAAAAGCGACCTGACCACGGCGAACGGGGAGATCAGCAAGGCGAAGGAGTCGGCGGCGCAGGCGTATGCCGAAGCCCACTCGAAGAACCATACGTTCCGTGGGCCTGACATGCCGGACGCCTCCAAAGGGCTGATCGTCGGCGACCTGTGGCTCAAGACCCAGAAGTATTGGACGCGCTGGCAAGGCGAGAAGAACGCAAGCCCCTCACTGCTCGCTGACTTCTACACGTACTGGCAGGGCGCGCCGAACAATTCTCCTTCCGTGCTTGTCCCGTTGTCCGACCGCGTGATCGACACCTTGGTGTGGGATGGCTCCAAGTGGAACCACATGGGCTATGCCGACGTGGAGAACAATGCGAAGCAGATCGAACAGGCGAAGTCCGACATCGCGGACAATGCCGCTAAGACCAGCGACGCCAAGAAGACCGCCGAGAATGCCGCTGCCGCAGCGAAAAACGCGCAGGGCACGGCTGACACGGCCAATGGTGCGGCGAGGACCGCGCAGGATACCGCCAATGCGGCCAACGCTGCCGCCAAGAGTGCCACCGCCACCGCAGGTCAGGCCAACGCTGCCGCCAATGCCGCCCAGACCGCCGCCGAAAGCGCGAAGAAAACCGCAGGCAATGCGCAGACTTTGGCGAACACGGCCAATGCTTCGGCCAATGCGGCGAAGTCCGACGCGGCTTCGGCCAAGACGGACGCGTCGAATGCGAAGGCCACCGCCTCGAATGCGTCGAGTGTGGCCACGCAGGCCAAGGCCACCGCAGACAGCGCGGCCCAATCCGCCACCGACGCCGCCAATGCCGCGCAGAAGGCGAATACGGCTGCTGCCGCCGCCGCTGGCGTGGCGAACGGCAAGGCCGACGTGCTCATCCAGTCCACTGCGCCGGCCACGTCGATGCGCAAGCCGACTACCTTGTGGATCGACACCACCGGTGGCGCTAACACGCCGAAACGGTGGAACGGCAGCATATGGTCGGCGGTGACGGACAAGGCGGCCACGGATGCGGCCAATGCGGCTGTCAAGGCACATGCTGCCGCGCAGACGGCGCAATCAACGGCCGACAAGGCTTCGACCGCCGCCGCCAACGCTGCCGCGCAGGCGAATCAGGCACAGGCCGCAGCTAAAAAGGCTCAGACCACTGCTGATGGTAAGAATCTGATTTACCGTGGCCCCGACGAGCCGAATCATGATGGCTTGAAGCCGGGGGACATGTGGTGGAGGACGCAGAAGTATTGGACGAGGTGGAGGGGTGAGAAAAACAACTCACCGAGCCTCTTGGCCGACTTCTACACCTACTGGCAGGGCGCGCCGAACAACAGTCCGAGTGTCTTGGTGCCGTTGTCCGACCGCGTGGTCGAGGTGCTGACGTGGGATGGCACGCGCTTCACGCCGTTCGACCTCGTGGCCAACAATATTCTGGCTGCCGGGACGGTCGGCGCGAAGCATCTCGCCGTGGATTCCGTGACTGCCGAGAAGGTCAAGGCCAATGCGATCACCGTCGACAAGCTCGCCGCTAACAGCGTGACCACTGAGAAGCTGGTGGCCGACGCGGTGACAGCCGCGAAACTCGCCGCTAACTCGGTGCAGGCGCGCAACATCGTCTCGCTCGCCATCACGACCGACAAGTTGGCCGCGAACTCGGTCACGACCGCGAAGCTCCGCGTGACGGAGGACATGACCGTGGCGCTCCTGAATGTCCATAAGATTCAGGCCGGCGACATCGTGTCCGGCGCGGTCACGACCGACAAGCTGGCCGCCAACAGCGTTAACGCCGACAAAATCGCCGCCAACAGCGTGAATGCGGACAAGATCGTGTCCGGCGCGATAACCGCCGACAAGCTGGCGGCAAACAGCGTGACGGCTGTGAAGATCGCGGCTGGCACTATCACGTCCGACAAGGTGGCGGCGGGCCAGTTCCGGGGCTACGTGTTCACGGGCGCGATATTCCAGTCCAGCGAGGCTGCGAACACGGGTGTGAAGCTCAATTCGACAGCCCTGCAAATGTGGGATTCCAACCATAATCGCACCGTCTATCTGGATGGCGAGGGCAAGTCGAATGTGCTGACCGGCACGTTCCAGACCCGCACGAGCGGGCATAGGGTGCGCATCAGCCCGGACTACCAGTCGTCCATCATCGGAAGTTCAGAGACTTTCTCCGGTGACGGATTGGAATTCTCCGCCTACAACGGCTCCACCGCCTACTACAGTCATCCGGCGGTCGCGTCCGTCATCCAGTCGAATCTGGTCGGCTCGATGAGCGAGCTGAATCTGTGGAGCGGACACGTCACGAAAAACGATCCGGCAGCGTACATGAGACTGTCCTCTAAACCACGTTCGAGGGGAGGTACGGCGGGCAGCGCCGGCATCAAATCGCAGGCGTACCTTACGGCGAACACGAATTACGACGAGCCAGACGAGAGCAAAAAAAGCAGCGCAGCGCTCACTCTGTCCGGCGACAGCACGAACGGTTCGGAGTTCTGGTTGGACGCCAAAGACGCGAACGGAACCGTCGGAGTCGGAGCGAACATCGCGACCGGATACCTGTATCTCGGCGGCTATCTCGGCGGAATCACTAACCGTTGCACTTTCCAAGGCGCGGCCGCGTGGAGGGCGTGGTGGCCGAATTCCGGCTACAAGATCGCGACCGGCGCATCAATGCAAGTCAACTGCACGCTCAGTCCGACGAAATACGGCCACTATTACGTGGTCGCGAACGCGGATTCGCAATGGTCCGGCATCATCGCGCACCCGGTAAACACGGGCGGCCAGAGCGGTTTCCAGTTGAAGCTTTACAACGCCGACCAACCATGCCCGGTCGACGTGTATGCCGAATACCTCGCCTATCTAGTCAAATGACAAATGATTGGAGGAAATCTTGCCAGCGACTTTTGAATGTGACGTGAACGGATTGTGCATCATCCGATGCGATCCACCGGTGAACGGGTCGAACAGTTTCGTGTTCACGCCCGACGTGATCGCCTCGTGGAAGGCTTTGCTTGGATTGGCTTCGACGCGTGAGGCGATAGCGGCGATCATGCAGGGCAGGGAGGACACGAGCCGGTACGACCGCGCCACCGGCAGGGGCGTGTGGACCGGAGCGTTCGAGGCGTTGGAATCGGCTTTAGCCGATTCCGCCACCGGAGTGAGCATGCTCGCCGACGATGGAGAAGTGTTGGACGATCCGCTGACCGCCGCACGCAACAAGACCCGTGAGGGTATGAGCCTGCCTGTCATGTCGAATGAGACCGACGCGCGAATGCGCGCCGCATTGACCGTGGACGGTTCCGGCGTGGAAGCGTCCAGCGGCATCGACGTGGCCTGCACGCGGAATATCGACGGATTGGATGAATTTCTGGACGACGAATCCAGCAAAAACATGCTTGACGAATGCGAGGAGCGATTCTTCGCATCGCTCATGCCAAGGCAAAACCAACAGAATTAAGGAGACTGATTATGGCCGATGAGACCACTACCGATACCGTGCCTGCCGTGACGCCCGTCGGGCCGTCTGGCGTGCTTGATTTGCGTCCTCCGAAGGAAAGCCTGCGCGCGGAACTGTGCCGATTGGGATTGGAGTTTTCCAGCGCTGACGGCACCGCCGAATCGTGGCGCGACTACCAGCGTGGCGTGCTCGCGACGTTCGACGATTCCGGCACATCCGTCAAAGTCACGGACGTGAAGACGAATCTCGGACGCACTTTGACGCTCGAAGAGCTTAAGGCCGTGACCCGAATCGACACGATGACAGCCGCAGACTGACCCGTATTTCCCAGTTTTTCAACCCCTGCAATCCACACGGATTGCGGGGGTATCGCATTAAAAGGAGACATTTTGACTCAGATTCCAGCCGACGCGAACACCGTCATCGACCAGCTCTCGCAACAGATCGGCACACTCAACAAGCAGATCGCGATCCTGTCCAGCCAGCTCGCGGCGGCCATGAAACTCATCCCGCAGGACGTGCTCGACAGTCTCGACAAGGAGAATCATGCAGAGGATTAATCTTTTCCCCGACCCGAATATGGCTAACACCATTTTCCAATGCATGCCATCACGATGCACCGTGGATTTTCCGACCGTCAGCGGCTTCCGGTGGCTGCGTGCCACGACCAGCGGCAGTGGTGACATATACGCGCAATACGCGCTTATGGGAGCCAATCTTCCACCGGCCGGCGTGTATCACATTCACGCAGTCTGCTATGCGCAAGGCTCCGGCGCATTGTTCCGCGTCTATGCGGGCGTCGGCAACAGTTTCACCCTCCTGCACGAGACCAGCATCGCAGACGGTCAGACGAGGTGGAGTGACGCGGACATCACGATTCCAGCCAACACGACGCAATTGTTGATACGTGTCGTGCCACCGTCCACGGTCGGCAAATTCATACTGATTAGAGACATCCTCCTCGAATCCAAGTCCACTTACGGCACTGCCATTGGGGGGGGGCTTCCGCGCTTCTTCACGGGGGATACGATGCCACTCGCATAGGAACGTCCGTCGGGCGGGTGATGCCCGATGATGGTAACGAACCTATGCACGAGACCATCCTCGACCATCACCTTGTCGGCAGGCCGGTGGGTGGATATCACGACCGTTCCGAGCGTGGTTGGGACGGAATATTGGGTCAGTGCCTATGTGAACGTCATAGGCGGCACTATCTCGATATCCGGAGCGGATGGCGACCTCAGCGCAAGCCAACGTGTCAGCTACAAGATGCCCGCCATCAATACCCATGCGATGTCAATGAATTATTCCGTCGTGTCCGGCAGTCCGACCGTCACCGTGACGAACATACTCATCTGCACGTGGGACGAATATCAGGCGAACAAGACCCTGCTCGACAGCATCGAATATTTCACCGGGGACACGATGCCGCTCACCTGACCCTCACGGGGGTGGTGTCATGAGCCTGATAACGAACCTGATTCCGAATCCACTCTTGATGTTCCCGAACAGTGCCATCTCAACACACGAGACGACCATACAGCATGTCGACCCTGATGTCATCAGCATTACGCCGAACAGCGGCGCTGTCAATCCTTATGCCGTGATCCGACTGTGCGAACCGGTCTCCGGTGATTTCCATTTGAATTTCTGGCGTTTCAACGTGCCGGAAGATAGCAGATGGAATGATGGTATCTGCTACATAGCCAACGCAAATCAGAATTCTGGACGCCTGTTTCCTCATGGCAATACAGCCGGAGCCACGTTCCTTGGTTTTGATTTTCAACTGGATGATCTGCAATTCGTCCAGTTGAAGTGTCCGTTGAATCATCCGCTGCGATTCTCGGCAATCAATCTGATGACACAAGCGGATTGGAAGGAATACAAGAAGCTCGTCCCAGGCCTGAGCGCACTGTACGGCGGCCTTATGCCACTGCAAAACTGATTTTTTAAGGAGATGCAATGTGTTTCAGACGTTTCTAGCTGGTTTCGGGGGTGTGGGCGGCGCGTGCGCGCTCATCACCCTGTTGCTCAGGATATGGCCAGGCGCGTTGGACGCGTTGGCGACCGGCCTGTACGCGCACGTGCAACCGAAACGCCTGCCATACGATTCGCCGCTCTCGCAGCATTTCGCCAAGACGCGACAGCTTGGCGAACGCACCGAGAAATTCGATGATCGTATGGACGAATTGTGCCGTGACACCATCAAAAACACGATCATCAGTCTGATTTACGGCGACAAGGACACCGACCACAGCGAGGCCGTCAGCTACGAGTTGTCGAAGCTTGAGAAATTGGACGCGCAATGCTGGATAGTCAACGCCGCCGAAAAATACTTGGAGGACCGGCAATGACACGTCTCATGATCGCAGGCGGCATATACCTGCTACTGCTCGCGCTCATCCTCGTGTTCAATCATGGCGCGCACAGGCATTGATTTTTCACGCAGATTTTCAAAGCCATCCCATTCCGGGATGGCTTTTCTATTGCCCCTTGACTCGGGGCGGGAAGGAGAGGATATGGGAATCCTCAACAAAGGCAAGCCGAAACACGGACGCCTGTACCGGCGCGTGGTCATGACGCTGACCGCGCTCGTCGCCGCGGTCTCCATGGCGTTCGCCCCGGCGGCGAACGCCGACATGCAGGGCGTGGACATGAGCAACTGGCAGTGCGGCGCGGACGTGTACAACATGCAGGCCGATTTCATCGTGGTCGGCACCACATGGGGCACCGGGCAAGTCAACAACAACTGCTTGGTGTCCGGCGTCAACACGGACGCCAACCGTATGATCGCCCAGGCGCAGGCCAGCGGCAAGAAGTTCGGCCTGTACCATTACGCGATGGGAGGCAACCCCGAGGCGGAAGCCCAATTCTTCTGGCGGAATACGTCGAACTATTGGCGTCACGGCATCGTGGCGCTCGACTGGGAGATGGACGACAACCCCGCATGGGGCGATTGGGATTGGGTACGCCGATTCATGGCGGAGTGCGAACGATTGAGCGGCGGTGTGCGCCCATTGCTGTACACCGGCCCGGTCGCCGGCACCATCCCGCAGGACATCCGCGACCGATACGGTTTGTGGATCGCCCAATACGCCAACATGAGCCCGACCGGCTATCAGGCCAACCCGTGGATGATCGGCGCATACGGCGAGGCCATGCGACAGTACAGCGGCACCGGTGTCGTCAACACGTGGAGTCCCATCGACCTCAACATCTTCCGCGGCGACGCATGGCAGTGGGATCTGTACGCCAACCCGACCGGCGGCTCCACGCCACCGGCCACACCGGCCGCGCCCGTGCAGCCGAACACTCCCCAGCCCACTCCCAGCACTGGAGACATCAGCCACGTCATGCAGTGGGGAGAAACCATCTGGGGACTCGCCGTAGCCTACAACGCATGGCCCCTGTCCGCATGGCACACGCCAAGCGGTGACATCAACCGCTACTACGTGGGCGACGTCGTAACCTACGGCGGCACCGCCCACGCATCGTCCGGCGGGGTCTCCAAGGTCCTCCAGTGGGGCGACACCGTGTGGGATTTCGCCACCGCGCACGGGTACAGCGTCTCCCAGTGTTCGGTCCCCTCCGGCAACATCAACGTCTACTATCCCGGTGACGTGGTGACCTGCCGCTAAAACCAACCGATGCCGCCATTACTCCCGATGGCGGCATCACCACTATTTTTTTGATCGGAGTAAAACATGACCGACAACACGCCGGACACCCAACTCGAAGAAACCACGGAAACCGGCACGCCCAATATTCCCGACCATACGGCCACGCCGTACACTCCCGTATTCAATGACACGGTGCGCACCGTCATCTACGTGGTCACGCTCGTCGCCTCGGTCATCGGACTCGGGTTCATGAGCTTCGGCTCCCCCGAAATCGGCGGTTTCATCAGCACCGCCGCAGGCATCATCGCCGCAGGATTCGGAGTCGCATACAACCCCGTACGCATGGCCGGCAAGTAGCCGCAGCGAATAAACACCGCCCCTCCATCCGGCATAATGAACTGCGCCCCGGAAGTTGGACGTGGTTTATTAATGGTACCTGATTAGGCTGT